GAACTTACTGGCCAAGCATTAGGATTCTTTTGATCCACAATGCTCAATCCCATACCCGGGACTGAGAACCAATCAGCGCCATCTGCGGCTGCGGCAAATGTTAGGTCATCTGGACTAACATACTTGCCTGACTTGTTTTGTAGTTGCAGGAAAATCATATTGTTTTTCTTAACATAAGCATACTCTACATAACCGATCGAGCCTTTGATTCGGTTGACGTTGGCTGCAACACCTTCATTGCCTTTACCACCTACTGAATTGGCTGCTGGCCACTTAATAGTGGCACCACGACCTGCTCGTTGTAGCCACTCTGGGCTTACCGTAGCAAGATAGTCTGTCCAATTGAATGTTGTACCTGAACCATCAGCACGATGTACAACGGTAATTTCTGTGTTGGGTAAATTCTTACCTGGATTTAATGCTGTTAATTTAGGATCATTCCAACGATTAATGTTACCCAAGAACACTTCAGCCATGACTGGACCAGTAATGCGTAGTTCGCCGGGCCTGAATCCGTCTAAGTTTATTACAGGAACTGTTCCGCCAATGATAGCAGGGAATTGAACCTGCCCCATCTTGTCCAAGTTTTCTCCGCTTACTGGCGCGTCAGTTGCACCAAAGTCTACTGTCTTTGCGTTGATTTGTCTAATTCCACCTGAGCTACCAATGCTTTGATAGTTCATGCCAGTACCAGTGGCTTTTTTGTAGCCTTCAGCCCACTTGGCATAGATTGGGAATGGAAAAGTCGCGCCAGCTCCTGTAATGTCTGCGCTAACTGCGACCGTTGATATTAACAATGCACCTAATAATGCTGTTAGTTTTTTCATGTAATAGTCTCCTTGTGTGTTTATTACACAAGTATTTACTTCAGGAAATATGACAGTACGATGACAATTGTGTGACTATGCTAGGAATTATACTTTGCTGTATAACAATATTTCTTCTTTAATATTGTTGTTATCGGAGATGGCATCTATCACATCAGACATTTTTTGTTCCATAATGTCAGTAAATCTTTCTAGTATGTCCATTGAACTACTACTAGAGCCTCCCCTGCCACCTGGTGACATTGTATTAAACTTAGTTAATTTTGGTACTTCACTCTCAATTGACTTCTTCTGCACACTACCAAATGATTCTCTTAATGAAGTTAGTATATCGTTTGCCGGCATGCTGTTGCTGTTTATCATTACTGAATTCTTACCGGGACCATCAAAGATACCACCTGCATCGGCTCTAGCTTTGCCGGATTCTTTTAGCTTCCTGTTTGCCTCAGCCTGAGGTCCCAGCATGGACCTCATCGGTATATTTTACTGTACCGGTAAGTTCGTTAAGAGATTCCGAAAGTTCGTATAATTTACGCGGATCTAGTTCATCCATGGGTTACCCATCTGTTAGTCATACTGTATTTATGATTAATAAAATACTGACTATAAGATGGGTAAAGTGTGTTTAATTGCGTTTATCGATGATTTTGTCGATTAGACCGTAAGTTACTGCCTCCTCAGCAGACATGAAGCGGTCTCTATCCATATCTCTTTCAAATTCTTCATATGTCTTTCCTGCACTGTTGTGCTTGACTTAGATATCAGTCAATCGCTTTTTCAAGTATGTGATTTCTTTGTAGCTGATTTCAATGTCACTTTGCATACCGCGGGCACCACCACTGGGTTGGTGAATCATGTGTCGTGCATTAGGTAACATCATACGCTTACCGGGTGCACCTGCTTGTGCAAGCAAACTTCCCATTGAACATGCTTGACCCATAACGATTGTTTGAACATCAGGGGTAATGAATTGCATACAATCATAGATGGCCAGGCCAGCAGTTACGCTACCACCCGGGCTATTGATGTACATTGAGATATCCTTCTCACCCTCAGATTCCAAGAACAGTAGCTGGGCAACAATCAAGTTCGCCATTTGGTCATGCACTTCGCCCTCAAGCAAAATAACACGGTCACGCAATAGACGGCTGTAAATGTCATAACTACGCTCACCTTTAGCTGTTTGTTCAATGACGATTGGGACTAGACTCATAAGTTTCCTTTTATAAAATTTTCGATAAATATAGAATCGGTGATATAATTATCACTTCATTAACTCTTTGAGATATTATATATGAGATACAACGAATTTGCAAGAACTTTGGTAGAAAGAGCCGCCCAACCAACCGCTGGTAAAGTTGATATTCAACCCCAACCTGTGACTAAGGGTCAAGTTGAACAGATTCTTCGTAAGAATGGTTATGAAGATTTGAAACCAAACGGAAACAAGATTAATGTATTGGTTCAAATCCCAGCTGGCCAAAAGAAAAATGAGTTCCGTACTGCCATACTTAATGAAATTTTAGCAATCTTACAAAAACAACTTCCCGAAGGAGACGCAGAATATAGTGCTGATCCAGGTATCAGTAGTTTGGGCGGAGTTGTATTCAGTAATAGTCCAATTACAGTTGTGGTTAAAGACACGGGCAAGCAAGGTGATAATAGTGCCGGTGTTGCTAATGAATTAGAAATGGCTAGTTTGCTACAGTCATTGATTCAGAAATATGGTTCGGCTAATGTTACATTCGTTGATCCACGTGGTAAGAAAATGACTATTCGTAACTGTACAAATGTTGAAGTTGCCGGTCGTGACACGGCAGACCGCAAGAAAGCTGATGTGGTATTGACCAGTGAAAGAGGCAGTTTGCCAATCAGTATTAAAAAGCTAGATGCGGATATGTGGGAAAGTGCTGATAATATGTTTGGTCAACGTGCTCGTTCTATATTAGACAAACTAATCAAAGATGGTATCGTAAAATTACAGCCAGTTGGCGAACGCAAAATGAAGTCAGGAACCGTTCCTGTTTATGCGTTATCTAAAGAGATTGTCATGGAGCCAACTGAACAAGAGGCATTGAGTGCTGTATTTGGTAATGACTTAAATCCTAAAGGAGGTGTTGTTGTTCAAACATTCAAGCCAGAGCATTTCAAGCAAGTAGATAATAACGTCACGGTTCAATGTCATGCTGTTATTACTAATGCCGCTGAGATCCCAGAAAGTCACATGATGGTTTGGTTACTACGAAATGATAGTACCCGTAACGGAGGCGCATTGGGCATTGCGGGTATTCGTCCTCTAGGTGTGACATTAACTCGCGGTATTGGTAAGACGGGAAAGAAAGATGTTATTCTTGTTGACCAGTTTGGCAATGTAGTAGACAATCCAAACTTAAAATAATTAACACTTAAACAAGTTTTGATGTAGGAACCATCTGCGCTTGCTGTGTGCGCTTTTTAAACAGATTCCATATTTCTTTAATTTGTCTCTGAATATAAAGAAACTAGGTCCATGACTCATAATAGGTTCTTTGCCTCTATAAAGTCTTTTTAGACCCTCAACATCCCACTGATATTGGTGACACATTTCATGTGCTAATATAGTAATTAACCATTGACGGCAATACCATTTGTCCATCATTCTAATTTTACAATAACTTTTAGACTTAGTGGGCATAGTAGTTGCACCGTAACACATTCCCCAATATTTTCTACAACGGGGCATAACCTCAATCTCAGGCATAACTAATGCATTATTGAAAATTGTCTTATTAATCAGACGATAAAGTGCTACAACTTCGTCACGGTCAGTCCTATAACAAAGACGTTTTTGATATGCTATAGGAGGTAACTCCTCACGCATAAGTTCGGCGAGATTAGCTTTTCTGAACATGATGTATTTATAATACTATTCCATCGCAGAAACTACACAGTTATCAGGAAAAAAAGTTTATGGAATGAATCCGAGTAAATATATGTTTAGGAGATAGAAATGATAGACTTTATCAAGCGTTTGTTCGGCTTTTCAGCTAAACCAGTCGAGGCAGCATGGGAATCAAATCAGGTCGCCCCGTACAAAGTACCGGAGCCGGCAGCTACTACACCGATTCCATTAGTTGTAGAAACACCCGCCCCGATTGCTGAAAAAGCACCAGCTAAGCCAAAAGGCTCGGCAATCGGTGCCGCCGCCCGAGGTCCAGCTGCCCCAAAAGCTAAAGCCCCGGCTAAGGCAGTAGTAAAAGCTCCGGCAAAGCCAAGAGCAACTAAGGCTAAGCCTCAGGCTTAATGAAAATAGGGTTTGATATTATCAGCGACCTTAATTTGGTCGCTGAAGATGAATTTAATTGGGACGGGAAGGCTACTAGCCTGTACCTAGTTATAGCCGGTAATATTAGCAATGATTTGCGAGTAGTACATCAAACACTGCTTCATCTGAGTAGATTTTATCAAGGGGTGTTTTACATAGCAGGTTCGTCTGAACACGAATCTATGCACTTTGTAAAACATCGCCATGATGAATTAAACAAATTGTGTAGGACTATAGCAAATGTCGCATATCTACACAAACATGTTGTAATAATCAACGGAATTGCAATACTTGGCTGCAACGGCTGGTATGTAAATAAGATAGAAATGGAACTAGATTCAGAGTTAGAAAAACTCCATCTTCATGCACAGCACATGGAAGATATACAATATCTAGGACTCAGTTTAGAAAAGCTTCAATTACATTTGGATGTAAAAAAGATTCTAGTAGTAACACATTCAGCACCTAGCCCCGAATTGTTCTTTGGAGAAGAACCGCACAATATAACAGAGTATTTTGCGCTAAAAGATACATTACTTAGCGATACTGAATTTAAAGTCAGTCATTGGGTTTACGGGAGTTATGATAAGATTGTTGATACAACTATAGACAATATAAATTATATCAACAATTCTTGTTTCGGCAAAGAGCCCTATTGGCCTAAGCGAATAGATATAGAAATTTAAGCTTCGGCTTCTACTTTGATTTGTAGAGGAAAACCTTGACTACGTGCGTCTAGTGTAACTTCAATACCTTTTTGTTCTGCAATCTCATAGGGCAATACAGCTACGATGGCACTACCTTCACTATGAATGTTATGTGTTAATGATGTAGCGGTATCTTCGTTATAATTAAAATAACTAATCAAACTGTTCACAACAAAATTCATACTGGTCACTTCATCATTGATATAAATGATTTTATACAATGGAGGCTCTTTTAAAGCAAGATTAGGTTTGATTTTAATTTTAGTATCAGTTTTAGACATAATTTTCTTTGTTAATGTGTGCGAGTTGCCCCGCACACTCGTTTTAATGAAACACTATTATATTATTTAGTGTAATTAATAGCAATAGCTTTTGGCTTCTTTTCTTCTGGAACAATTCGTTCTAGTTGAATAGTCAAAATACCATCTTTTTGTGAAGCATTGATTACCTCAACGTGTTCTGCTAGTGTAAACTCACGCACAAAATCACGTGTACTGATACCTTTATGTAGATACTCAGCAATGAGTTCCTCATTCTTCTGTCCCTTAATAGTCAATACACGGTTATCAAGGTTAACTTGAATTTCACCTTCACTAAAGCCAGAAACAGCTACTTGAATATCGAAGGAATCTTCGGTATTCTTGACGATGTTATATGGGGGATAGTTGAGTGATTGTTGACTGTTCATTCGTGCAAGTTCATCAAACATGTTATCGAAACCGATACCAAATTTAGCGATTGACGGAATGTCGAGGGAACGAAGGGTTAAAGTTTTTGTCATTTTTTTCTCCTATTAAGCAAGTTATGACTGTTGTAGACCCGACCATCGGCACCTACATACGTATTTATTCTAATAAAAATACGCAAAAAAATCTATTATTTTGAAGCTCAAAAGTCTTTTTTAGGAAGACTTTGGTCACGCAAGTATTTCTGCCAGCGTCTTTTCGCCTGGCTTTTTGCAAGTTTGCGCTGGATAGTGGGCTTGACATATTGTTGTCTATCCCTAACTTCCTGTAGTAATCCAGAATCGGTAATCTTCTTTTTGAATTTACGCAATGCCTTTTCTGTATTACCATCTTGCACTAATACTTTTCTTCCACTCATACTAATGATTTTGGCTCCAAAACTAAATCTCTGTCTATATTTATCTCTGTAACGTTGTTTTCCCGATATGTTTTAGTATTAAACATATGAGGCATTAATGTGCGTTCAATCTCAGTATGCAATCCACGTGCACCTGTCTTTAGTTTTAAGCAATTTTCTGCTAGTTGATCCAATGCATCCTCGGTAAACTCTATCGCAACATTGTCTAAACTGAGCAAATACTTATACTGGTCAATGTAGTTGTTCTTAACTTCTTTAAGGACCTTAATTAGTTCATCCTTAGTCAAGTCGCTCACACTTACAGTAGTAGTGAAACGCCCAATGAATTCAGGAATCATACCAAATCTTACTAAATCGTCAGGTGATACATTATTCAACTCTGATTCTTTACGATTGTCTTTGATCTCAGCACCAAAGCCAATGCTTGTACCATTCTCGCGGTTGTTAATAATTTCTTTTAATCCTACAAACGCACCACCTGCAATAAACAGAATGTCTTTTGTATTAATCTCAAGCATGTCTCCACCGGGATGCTTACGTCCACCGCTAGCTGGAATACGACAAATGGTACCCTCAACTAACTTAAGTAATGCTTGTTGAACTCCCTCACCGGACACATCGCGGGTAATACTAGCACTCTCGCCCCGACGGGCAATCTTGTCAATCTCGTCAACAAACACAATACCACGCTCTGCTAATTTAGGATCACCACCTGCGGCATTCACTAGCATACTAATCATTGATTCAACATCATCACCTACATAACCTGCTTCTGTAATACTTGTTGCATCTGCTACAATGAAGGGAACTTCCAAGTATTTCGCTACAGTTTTGGCAAGCAATGTTTTACCGCTACCAGTAGGACCAATCAATAATACATTACCCTTAGAGATTTCTAAGTCTTTGGGTGGCTTGTTAATACGTTTATAGTGATTAGCAATAGCTACACTCAATACACTCTTAGCACTATCTTGTCCGATAATATGCTGGTCTAAAAATTCTTTGATTGATTCAGGATCATAAGAAACATTGTGTTCAACTGGTTCAAGTTTTTCACTCTCCTCATCTAACATCAATTTATTGCATAGGTCTACGCAATCACTACAAATTGCAACATCCTCACTTACAATAAGTTTCTTAACTTTATCCTTGTGGGCATCGCAAAAAGTGCAATAATTTAGTTTTGTTTCTGTTGACATAGTTCTACTTATCTGTTTTGTTATTCACTTACAACTTTCATGTCCAACGACACTAAGTTCAATTCGTTCTATAAATCTCAATGCATCACCGATGTTTGATAGACGAATTCTTATTATATTGTTTTCTATCTGATTACCATAGAGTATAAGGGTATCTCCTATAGAATATAATCCAGGCTTTCTTCCCGTAAACGACTCTGGCGTATAGCATTGTTTAAAAAACACACTATTGTTTTGATTGTGTATCATCAATTGTATGTTAGGCTTGTGATTATTAAGCCTATCAATGATAGTATGCATGGTCAATACATCATTGAATTTGTAATGATTCTTTTTTCCTAAGACATAATCTTTGGGATCTTTTGCCATAGTGATGATATTGCCAGGGCTTGTTCTAAACAATCCATTGCTACCATCTTCAATTAGTGATAGTGTTTCATTGAATGATTCAATGTAATTATAGTTCCATCTGAAAGTAAATCCTATTTCAATAAAAGGATTACGGTCAGTACCAACGCCAAACTTATGTTGACCTTGTTGTACTATAAATGCCTTATTTGGATAATCATTCAACACACTACGCAACAACATATCCCCATTACGTTTTGATTGGATATAAGTTTCGTATCGTGTGCTTTGTGTTTGATTGTCAAATATTTTAGGATTGGTACTAGTTCCTAAAATTCTGTTTGCAATCTTACTAGAAGACACCCATACATCAACAATGACAATAACTTTATTATCGTATGAGTTAGTAGTGATAATTTTATAACTATCAACATAACCCGCACTGTAATTTATAATGTCATTGCGGATGAGTTTAGTGTCTTTTGATTCTAGTTCATTGACTAGAACAGAACCAACTTGTAATTCCACCGCAGTTTTAAATGCGTTATCTTTAGCCTGTTGTAATGTACTACCGATACCTTCTACACGTATCGGTTGTGCTAATGCAATATTACAAACAAGAGTTAGTAGTACTACCAGGTATTTCATCAGTTACCAAAGCGTTTACGCATGTATGTTGCGGCACGTTCAGTATTATGATCCCAGCGAATAACTGCTTTAACAGTTTGTCTATCTACGATTTCAGTATCTTTGAGTAATGCACCACGCAGTTTACCTTCAGCATTGTTGCGGATGCTTTCGCTCAGTGTACGAACAACCTCGTTGTTGTTTTCACGGATAGCAAAGTTTGTGTCCTTGCTTGCATCAGTATCACTCATTTCAACATCCTCGTCGGACTTGATACGATTCTTGATGCGGTCTTGCGCTTTCTCTACGTTCTTTGTAACAGTATTAGCAAAGTTGTTAGAGCCGACCCCTTCGTTCATAAAACGAATCAATCGTGCTTTAGCATCCATCTCTGCGGCAATAAATGCTCGTTCACGTAATGCTTCACTATTGCCAAAACTATTTGCATAGCCTGTTACTTCAATAGCTCGGATCTCGCCCTTAATACACATTGCATCACTCATACCAAACAGTCCTGTACCAAATGCACAAGACCATTCAATCTTAATACCTTGTCGTTTGAAACTAGAGGTAAGTTTTTGTGCATTGATTGCAGTAATGGGTGCAGATTCTACACTTGCATTTTTGCTAGTTGATGAACACCCAGCCAACACTAGTGCTACTGAGATTGCTAAAAGTTTGAGTTTCATATATACTCCGATTGTAGTTACAGATAGAGTTATTATACACTAAATGAACTAGTTGTCAATGACTTTGGTTAAGTTTGTTGAGTTTTATATGGTCTTCAATTTGAGCACGTTCATTGTCTGATAATAACTCAGGATCGTATTCACCCTTGTCAATCATTTGAATGAGGTACTCAAGGTACTTGGTGTTATAAAGGTATGTGTTGGATGTTTCTTTATTAATCTCAATCCAATTTCTTCCATCATACTTAAAGACTTTATTGGGTAATACATCTACTCTAGTAAACACATCGCCCTTGTTAGCATCATCCGGAAATTTAGATCCAAAACTGCTATTAACAGGTTTGCTAGCGTCAGCGGATAATTTTAAGAATTCTGGATGCTGGCTAAACAATGCATCTTTATTCATATGCTTACCTTGGTATGAAACATATCCGCCGGGTAATTCTTTGAATGGCAAGTCTTGTTTTACATCCATGCCATTGGTGTCAACAGTAGGCTCTGGTTCTGGATTAGGCTTTACTTCTTTTTTGACACGTTTCTTTTTTGTCTTAGTTGGTTTTTCTGCTACTTCAGATTTATATACCATTGGTTCTAAGTTTTCAAATGGTTTATTCAAGTAAGGATGTAGTTCTGCTATAGACTTTTCAGGCTCTACGATTGGTTCAGGGGGAATGAATTTCCACGCTACACCTTTAGTATTGTCTATTACATCACATTGTTTGTTAGGGCAGAACAGTCCGATACCAGGAGCATCCATTAATGGTGTGCCGCATTTATAACACTTGATAGATTCATCCGGAAACAACTCTGATTTAGTAATCAACTCACCATCAGGTAAGTCTTCCTTAGCAGTTTCTTCTACCTGTTCAAGTTGTTTGTCAGTTAGTGGCCCATCATCAGGTTCATATCCAGTTTCTTCTTTAACAGGTTCTTCTTTATCCCACTCTTTGCTAGCATTAGCCGCAAGAACAAGTGCAATAGCTAGTGGATCAAATACAATAACTAATAGGATAATAACCCAACGTACTGCTGACTCTAATGTATTGTTATCAGCATTGTCACCGTAAATCAATGCGGCAATATACTTGATAGGTCCAACTTCTGCTTCTATCTTACGATTCTCTGCCGCAATAGGTGCTCGTTCTTCATTTAGTTTAGCAATTTCTTTTTGAGCATCACCAATTTCTTTTTGTAGTTTAGTGCGTTCGCCTGTTTGTTGTCTACGAATCTGAACTGCTCGTTCAGCACTATTCTCGCTGTCACCACGACTTAATCGTTGGTCAACTTGATTGTCCATTTGAGTTAATGCTTTACGGGCTAACTCAATGTTGTCTCGTTGTGTTTTAATCTTTTCATCATAGAGGGATAGTTTGGCTTGACTATCACCAGTACTGATACCATGTTCCATATGTGCTTTTGACAAGAAGCCAAAGATACCCATAGAGGTTAGTAGTGCTAGTGCAATAACCGCAGGCACTAGATAGAGTTTGAGCATAAAGCCACAACGATGCCAATATTTACGTAGCCAAACAGTTGTAGTAATCTTTCCTACTTCTAGGATACCACCCATGATGATAACAGGAATAACCGCACCTGCAAAGATAGCGGTTAAGCCGATGATACTATACCATGCCGCTACCGAACTAAGCGATAGTGCTACTAATAGTGTGAGATTTGAGAATGATAAAAAATTAAGGCGCATCTAATATTTAGTTATGTGTTGACCTATTAATCTACATATTATGGGAATAAGTGAATATAGTGTTCTTTGAATTGTTCCCACTCTAAAACAAATTTAGCAGGAACACCTGGGCCAGTATTCACCGAATATGTGACCCAGTATTGTTCTTCGTCTCGGCGCTTGATTTGAATGACAGTGATGCTATTACCATCTTCGAATGTGTAGGTCTTACCCACACATCGTTGCATTTCTTCTGTCATCATTTTGTGTTGTGATACACATCAAACTGTGACCACTGACCTCGCCAGTTGTCGTGTTCACTATCCATACCCTCGTCATCAAGTTCAACACCGTCATATACTAATCGTGTAACAACACTTGTGCCTTGAATATCCCAGTTGAATACTTTAAGTTTCTTAGGTTCAAATACACCCTCAATACTTGTTTGAATACAACTACCTTTACCACCTTGAGTCCACATCAACCAATAACCTTTACCCAAGTGTTCTGGATATAGTTCTTCTTGTTCTTCTGATGTTTCCCAACGACTATCTTCTTCACCATGTGCGTCACTAAAGAATGATTCCAAATCACCATCATAGATTGTCTCACCTTCGCTATTCTCAATAGTCATGTGAGTATCATCTTGGTCAAAGCCCCAAAATGAGTGTTTACCCTGATACTCATAATAAGGCAAATCAAATCGTGCTGCCTCAGGAGTCTCATTATCATCGTAATCATAGTTCTCGTTAAGGGCATCGCTCAAATCATCTTCGTGTTCTTCACTACTCCAATGTTCGTATTGTGCTTTCTTAATCTTATGTACACCAATCTCACGTGTACGACCCCAGATACGAATTGTATATGTATCTTCCGGATAACTTTCTTTTAATGAACCATCATCTTCGTCATCTTCAAAGGGCCATTTAGCAGTTTCTACGAAATCACTATCAGGTGTGGGCCAGTGTGTAGAAGTTTTATCTACTACTGTCAGTTCTTCAAACTCACGCTTAAGTTCTTCCAAGTCTGCTTCCAAATCAGCCTCGTCAACTGGTTCTTTTTCACGACTATCCATCATGACCCAACCTTCATTACAATCAGGACAGTAGTAACCGCTCTCTTTGATTTCAGGTAATTCACTTTCTTTATGCATCATACCGCAACTGAAACAAGGAACAGCTTCCTCTGCATCTGCCGCTTCTTTAAGCCATCGTGCGGTACGTTCATCAGACTCTTGTTTATCCTTGATGCCTGCTTCTGTTAGTTCAACATCACTGTCACACATAGGGCAGACTTTCTTGGCTTCATCGTATCTGTTGCCGTCTTTATCTTCCCATTGCCAATCAGCATCATATTGCTGACCAGCCCACTTACACTTAGTACACTTGTGTGTATGCTCAGGTACAGGCTCAGGCGCGACCCAACTTGACTCGTCACCTAGTTCGTAGGTAACATCGTAACCACCTTTACGGTCAGTCCAACAATCATCGTACTGAAAGTCCCACTCAATCTCTACATCATTCTCATGGGCATCATTGATAACTTCTTCGTAGTCAACTTCACCTGATTCAATCTCTGCAAGTTTCTGTTTAATCTCATCCTCATCCAAGTCAGGATAAATTTCACTCAACAAACTTTCATCAAGTTCAATTGCATATTGGCGATCATGTTGATGCCATTCATGTTTAACGATTGTTACCATTTTGTGCCTCCCTAGCGTTTTTATAAATCTTAGCCCCTATGTCATATAGGGGTTTGATAATAAAGATGCCCCAGAATACTCCAGTGACGAACATACTGAATTCATTCAGGGACATCATATTTATTTACCTACGTTTACGTTAGTACCAGCACCAATAACAAGTGTGTTACCTTTGAATGTTGCAATAGCCTTAGCTGTTTCAAGTGCCGCATCGGCTTGTTTCATACGAGCCTGCGCATCCATATACTGAATAGCACCTGCGTTTTGTGCAAGAGCCGCAATTCGTCGGGCTTCTGCTTCGGCAGTCTTAACTTCAACTTCCTTCTGCTTCAATTCGTTCTTACTACGAACCAACTCATTTGCACTAGCAACAATAACATCTGAAGGAACTACGCTACGAACCATAACTTGGCTAATGCCAATACTTCCGTCTAGTTTTTCTTCAGCAAGGTTTCGAGTAATTTCCTCCTTAATGAAGATTTCCATTTCATTGCGATTGTCTGCCATGTCTAATGCTTCATACTTACGTGCGGCTTTGTAAATTGCATTACGAGCATTCTGTACAATGTAATTATACATCACATAAGTATCGCCCTTGAAATCAGCATGGAAACTTTTGTTCTTAGCATTATATAGTTCAGCAACCTGACTTTGATTGACGTTATAAACAATCACAGCGTCCAAATCTTTCATTGTTGAGTTGTCTTTAGCAACAGGAGTCATGTTTTCGATGACCACGTTAACGTCTTTGATAGGGAACGTCATAACCTCACCGATGATAGTTTGATTCCAAGAGCCAGGCAACAGTTCAGTAGTATTAACCTGCTTGTTAATGTCTCGGCGAAGACCAACCTCACCAGTCTCAATTCGAGTACATGCAGAAGTAAGAGCAACTGCGGCGAGAACAAAACCAACTTTAATAAAACGATTCATTTAGATAACTCCAGTAGAAAAAAGATAAAAACAAACAACAAAGCCCAATGCAAAATACAAGGGCCTAAGCCAAAAATCACTAATCATATGATTCCTTAAAAAATAACAACGATTGAAATTAATACTGCAACTGTCATTACAGCACAAATTATACTATACCCTACAATTTTTGTCAAGGCTAATGCCTCTTTACCTGTAACATTCCTTAGGGTTTTGATACCCAAAAAGAATAGTACAAAAATTAATACAAAAAATAACAAAACTTTAATCATTCTTTAACTCCAAAAAAATGTTCTCTAATGGCTACAACACTATCAACACCGCATTGAACATAACCATCCCAATGTGTATCCTTCATCATTTCAGTATCTTCCAGTACAGGTACGTATTGTCCTCTTAGTTGTTCAATACATTCCGCCACAATCTTCTCAGCAAAACGCTCCAAATCAACCATTACACTGCTGTATGGATCACCGTTCTTTAACTTGTCGTATGGATCACAAATACAATCATAAATGCCACCTGTGATGGCTAAATCCCTAATCAGTTGTTTGTTCATTCTTCAACTCCGAAATGTTCTTTTAATTTCATAATAACAAGCGATTGCTGGATCATTTCTTTCTGCAACATCTTCACAGATAGTCATACATTCCTTGACAATCAGTTCAGCGAACTTTTCAGCGTGTTCTACACCCATCCATTTGCCACTTGTGTCTGTGCCTGCATGTAACATTAGTTCTTTAATTCGTTCGTTCATTTGTGAAAATTTCCTTGATAACAATGGCGCACTTCGTGCCCAAAAATTTGATGGCTGGTATTGGTGCTGGTGTAGACTATGCAAGTGCCCGCAAGATCAATACCTGCGCAACCCAAAAATACACTGCCGGGTCTAACTGGATGCTGAGTAGTCAATGCACAAACTCGCTGGAGTCGTTCATCACTCACCCGAATCCATTGCACGGTCATTCTAGTGGAGCCGGCTTCATGATAAAAATGTTGATTCTCATACATATGAAACTGTTTCATAGCCGTATCAGGTGATGCACATCCAACAAGAAACGCGGCGGCTGCAAGAACAATCCATTTCATTCTTCAACTCCAAAATGTTCTTTAATCAAATCTCTTGCTTGATTCAAACCAAACACATTGGATACAACACCTCCATCGACCTGATAGGTAATGTTCCTGTTGATTACTTCGGCACATTCCTCCACAATCAACTCGGCGAATTTTTCAAACACTACTTGAGGATCTAGTGGAACATAAACTTCCCAATCCTCGTAACCTGATTGTTTCTTGGCCTGATATTCTGCTCGTTCGATAAGTGATTTAATTCGTTTGTTCATTTGTCATCCCTAAAACGAACAAAGCGAGGGAAACGCAAACTGTAAGTTCCATCTTGATTCTGTGTAATCACATCACACAATACCTCACAAGTTCGACCAATGACCAGATTACGGTTAGTCCAATAATCGTCTCGGTCACCGTCACTGAAACCACTACCAACGTTGACTGAGATTTCTTTTCCGTCATCTACCCCTGCACAAACAAGTGCTCCCAAACGCCCGACATTACGTCCTGTACCTTCTTCAACACCCACGACCTCCAAGTCTACAGTTAAGGTTGGCTTCCACTTCATCCAATCAGTACTACGCTTGCACAGATAAGGTGCATCCATGTTCTTAATCATGATACCCTCAAAGCCTGCATTCACGTTGTCTTTGGCATAACGCTCAAGTTGGTCTTTGCCTGCGGCAGTGTCAAGATCAACCATGATGTGTGGTAATAGTTCAACGTTTGCCATTGTGTCAACAACAGGGCGCATGTTGTCAAGCAAAGCAATACGCTTTTTCAGTTGAGCATTCCAATGACCTCGACGGAAGTCTTGTAGTGGAACAATGTCAAAGATATTGAATACACTGTCATCGGCTTGTACGTCACTTTTACGGCGTGCCTGGCGCATAAGTTCCTGAAATGTGTTGCCGATCACTTCACCGTCAAGTACAAAACCATCAACAAGACTACGACCTTGATCCACACCTGCACATGCACGAACCAACGTCAGAAAGTTATTTCGAATCTGTTCCTCAATGTGTGTAAAGTTGTCAAACTGTTTGCCATTACGGCTGTAACAGATACTAACTACCTCACCATCATCACCGGGAATAATAACAAACAATGCACGAACACCGTCTAATTTAGGCTCAAGGCGCTTAGTACCTTTCATTTCAGGGCGACCCTCGCTGTTTGTAGCAAGTTGACAACCAAAGATTGGAATTTCGTATTCTGTTTTTTTAACAATCTTGTTGATTGTAGTAGATGAAATACCTGCCCGCATATCTCTACGCAATACAGGGGCAAGGAACGTGTTCCATTCTTCACTGTCAAAACGCTCTGCCATTTCTTGAATAGCATCACGGGCGGCATGCCCGGTCAATTTACGCTGACTTAGTTGTAGCATCAATTCATTGAATTCAGTCCAGGGATTTTCTGCACCAGTGATGCCAACTGAGTCAGGGATTTGCTTGACACCAAATGTTACATAGGGGTTATAGCAGGCTTTGAGAAAGCCTAGAAACACTTGACTGTTTGTGCTACCTAGGACACTTGCTTCTAGTGCCTGTTTAATAACATCTTCCTTGTGTAGGCGACTATCTGATTCGTTTAGTTTATTAATCCAACTTGCGCTCATTTTTCAACTCCAAAATGTTCTTTGATTTCTTCACGACACAATAAAGCACCATCGCTTACACCACACAATTCGTCATCTTCTTCGACCTTAGTGCATTGTGCCATACATTCCCGCACAATCAACTCAGCAAACTTTTCGTAAACTTGTTGACTGAATCCTTTTATATCTGCTACTGCACAATTTTCAATATCAATTGGTTCATTGAAAGCCTCTTGTTGCGCCTGCATATGAAGTTCTTTAATTCGTTCGTTCATATTTTATCCTGAGAATGGCCACGCTGTTGTTGCTTCAAAAGGGGGGCCGGGGTTTCAATTCAATCACTTCAATAGACTCATTATACACGTTTTCGTCTATTTTGTCAACCGTGAAAGGTCCGTAAATAGTAACACTATCATAATCAACTTGCCAATTATGGTCACCGTCATATAACCAGGCTACGCCCGATCTTTCATATTCATCATTTGGATCGCCGTCATTCCAATAGTTTTCAATTTGTTCTTTTTCTTCTTCAGTAAAACTATCATCAAACTCAAAGTCTACTGCACAAAGGTCCTCAAGTTCACAGCCCCAACCAATTTGAGGATCAACTGAATGTTCTTTGTCATCACTGTAAGGTAAATCAATTACATCCTCAACAAATCCTTGACCCCACCGATATAGTTCAGTAACACTCCAACTACGGATATTACCTTGTTCATCTTTGCTGTAAACATCATAGAATGCTTCTATTGATTTTTTGTCAGTTGGTTTAATACGATATAGTATTGTCATATGTTTCCTTAGTTCTTGAATTTGCATCTTGCCCAATGATTGATTACGAATCTTTACAAATTCGTCATACTTTTCTTGTGTGCCTATACTGTAGCCACCATCACCTGCGTGAATGTCACTTCCAGCTTTGATATTGTCGGTCATTCTTCAACTCCGAAATGTAGTTTAATCTTAGTGTATATTGTATCAGCGGCTGTTTCGCCTGCGGCGTACCTGTTCTTGTCAGTAAAATTTAGAGATGCTAGGCGATGTTTGTAATAAACGGCTTGTGTTTCGTCACACATCGACAAACATTCCGCCACAATCAACTCGGCGAACTTTGAATCGTATCGCTGTTTATACATGCCTTGATTGTAAGGATTATGCGGATTGTAATCTGGTTGCTGGGCATATTTGCAAGCATAGGAATGAGCCTGTTCAGCAAGTTCTTGAATTCGTTGGTTCATACAATAACCTTTACACGATTGAGTTGGGTTGTATTAGGGTTGCGCTGTGATTTTACAGTGCCTTGAATAGAAATTGTATTACCAACTTCTAATTTATTTTTAATAGCAAAGAACAACACTTGGTCTTCACCAGTGATACAGGTAGCAAAATGTGTTCCCCACTTTTCTGAATATACACATTTCAATACTTCGACATTGGCAAGTTGAATTTTATTACCAACTGTACCGACATAACCACCACGTGCAAAATTGATACGCTGGTCAACAGTTTGTTGTTTAACACCACGCTCATAGCTTGATGGCAGACTTGTAATGACTGCTACATCATAGTCACTGGTAATCACATCACGATTGGCAATCAACATTGCGGTATTGTTGAATTCGTTCAGTGCCTTGCCCTGCAAGATTTTGAAAGTGAATGCTTGAAAGAAAGTACGAACCTGTTTCCCCTGTTCACGATCCTCGTCTGTGATAGTGAATGGATCAGCCAACAAACTGTTAACAATCTGTCGGTTAGATTGTTGATTGATAGCAGGATCAGATTCGGAGATCATGCTCAGTTTGACATACTTACCATTGATGCGTTGTGCCGCAACTGCCGCACCCCAAACATCATCGGCATTGTAATTGACTACAGGTTTCTGATAGCGAGCCATGACTATTCCTTAAGCGAATTCGTAGAACTTAACAGATGGATCCAACTTTTGCAAATCACGTGCCGCACTAGTCAATGTACGATAGCGGGCCTGAACCTGACTGCGTGACAGTTCACCATCACAAGTCAAATTCTCAGGACTCAAATCAGCATCCAAACAGTCAGCAACTTCCTGACGACCTTTGGCAGTTTTGATTTCATATTGACGACCCTTGAAGATAGCGTTCCATTTGTTCTTTTGGTCGATGTATGCTTGCAATGCCTTCATTTGTAACTCCTGTTGCTTGACTGTTTAAGATTCTATTATATACCCAAAGTGATTTATTGTCAACCTTTAGGCCGGCACTGTTTCGCAGAACCAACCTTCACGCTCAATCTTGCGTTTTGCGGACATCATAGCCTTGCGATGTGCCATGAATTCAAGAGTAGGGGTAGCATGGATACCGCCCAGTTCAACCATCGCCAACAGTGCGGCGTCACGCTTTGCATATGTTTTGATTGCGTTCAAGGGAATCATGAATTGACGACCAGAACCATCAGCGTTTTTGAAAACTGGGCTAGTGTACAGAATTTTAAATTTCATTTCGAACTCCTTTGTTTCAATCTATGAATAGATTATACGCTATTACCCATTTATTGTCAAATTTTAGGCACAAAAAAGCCCCAATATTCGGGGCTTTTTATTAGAACTAAAAGTATTACTTTTTAGACTGTGTGCTTTGATTCACAAATCCATACATTTTTTCAGCAGTTTCAAGGATCTTGTCTAGTCCCGGAAACTCGGGCATTTTAACAGTAGATACAATTTGATTAGTCTTTGGGTCACGCTCGGCACTCATTTCCCAACCATGAAATTTCATGCTGTATTCATTCTGAACCATATCTTTAGCCATAGCCAAGATATCTGTGCGTAATTCATAGCCATTCTTGTTAAATTTAACTTCGGGCAATTTTGGTGTAAAGTCTGTCATTTTATTTCCTTAAAAAGTGTATGTGTGTTAATTGTAGTTTGGTTTGACTGGAATGTCAACGGGTTTTGGTAATGCACCATGATTAACCCATTCCCAATCTTCATCGGTCATCGGTTGCCATTGATTCATTTTAATTTACTCGCTTTGTATTTTTTAAAAGATTGAATGGCTTCAAGTATACTATATAAGAATTGTTTAATTTTGTTCATAGAAATCTCCAATCTGATTGTTTGCGATGGAACTCGTAAGTCAATCGCTCCACATCACCTGCATCTTGTGGATTGTGACCGACAATGTATTTTTCTAGCTCTGTTCCGTAGGTGTCTGTAGAGAAACCTAGGAACGCTATAAGCATTCCTAAAAGTTTCATAATTACTTAGCCTTAGTTTTGTTTGTATTGAAAGCTGGAACCATTGCTTTATACTGGTCAGCTAATTGTGTGTAGAAATCTTTGCTACTAAAAATCATACCCAAAGCCATCATTGATTGCATTCCTGCATCTGCGGCTGATTTGGTATATTTGGTTTGTGCATCAACGAATGAATTCATTGCTGTTTTGATGCCTTCGTGCTGAACTGTTTGTTCTACGACTTTCTTTTTGAATTCCGAAACGCCGTCGATTAAGGCGTGAGTTGCTGTGTTAAACATTTTATATCTCCTATGTGTGTGTTTAAGTGTTGAGTTTTTATGAAGAACCCTTAACTTCACAAGTATTTATCACTTGTAGAGACATTATAACATAACTTCTCTATATTTTTGTAGAGCCTTCTCTCTAATCGTAGCTAGTCTATCAGTGATATGTTTGGGTAATTCCTGATCATCATCCCATAGATTTTTAGCTTTTATTAGCTTTGGGCGAACATAACTACGATGTAAGTCTAAATCAACTATCTCGTAGTTATCGTCATCATCTACTTCACTTAGCTGGCTTGGCGTCTGCCTTAGGAGCAGTTGTTGCAGGCGCCTTTGCTGTCTTGGCAGGGGTAGGGCTTTTAGTGGCGTCTGCCTTTTTGTCTTCCTTTTTCTTAGCCAACTTCATTTCTTCTTTTGGTGCTTCTGCCTTAGCAGGTGCAGCCGGTGCTGTAGCAGTTGTTGCTGGTTTTGCGGCAGGGGCCGTTGCCTGAGCCATTGCTGTTGCTACGGATAATGTAGCGATAAGGGCGATTGCTAATGTTTTCATTTTAAGTTTCCTTTAAGTTAATGAAGTAGATTTCAATGTCTACATATATATAACGCGGCAACTATTGATTCCGTTGACATAAATACAATATGTTCTATATATCTTATCAAGGAATCTATGATGGTTCAAACTATGAGGATGCTAACACCCCGTCCCAAATAAGTAAAGCCCAACAAAAGGGGTTTTCCTGTTTAATTGATGTTTGGAGATTAAACAACAAACTATATGTAGGGAACGGTCAGCCTCTAATTGAAGTCACTGAAAGGTATATACAAGGTAATAGATTTTGGATTAATGCAGTTAACACAGATATGCAAACTTGGATCGCTACTCAGCCTAGTAATTTATATCCAAACTATTTTCATTTTGACGCATCCACTCCACCTCCACCATATGCTACTGCTAGCAATGGCAAATTAATTACTCCGGGCACAGTACCTATCAACGCAAATAGTGTTATGTTTTTACCGGAGATAAATGACCGCAGTTTACTCAGTATGGTAAATGTACGATGCTATGCTATATGTAGCACTTACCTATACACTATCCGACGAATGCGTAATGAGGGTGTTTGGTATTAACCACCACGTCCGGTTCTACGAACTACTGACGCACCACCAAAACCCTTGCTAGGCTTAGGAGCTTTTTGCTCACTTTTCTTGCCAGTAATCATTGGTGCATTTTTCTTTTTAGCTTCGTTAGCCATATTGATAAATGGATTTGGGCTTTTCTTTTCTTCTGTCATTTTCTTACCTTTATTGAATCTAAGTATTCATTCACATTTCCATATAGACTCACCATCATAGCGATTTTGCTATCATAAAATCTAATGAAGGGTTTGCTTTTCTTTCCGTCTTTATTTACCCCCATGTAATAGGGGCATTTGATTTTCTTGTTGAGTTCCATTACCCATGAATAGTATCCATCAGCTGGTCTTGTTGCTAGGTCGTATTGATAGAATTCTATCTCAGCCATTCTGAATGCTAGATCACCGTAGTCGGTTAATCTAAGTCCCTCACCCCTACCGGTCTGCCACCACTTAAATAATAAGTCATCTGCGGGTGTAGACTTTTCTTCGTTCAATTCGTGTGGCAACTCTTTTGCCACAGCTTCAGTAATGATTTGTTTTAAAGATTTTCTGTCACTCATCTGGATAAACACAAGTACCTTGATTCATAAAGACAACCGTGAATTTGTCTGTTTTGAATTGAGCATTGAGTTTACGGCAAAGATTTCTAGCGTGACCTGGATTACTGAAGCTAGTCTTTTTATACTTAGGCGTAGCATCAGGATCCTGATAGTGCTGTGATTTTAGATTGATCGGTTGATTCTCATAAAACACAGCCCATATGCCTGCGGCTTCTACGATCTGGTCGCATTTATATGTAACTTTATCTACAATCTCTAATAATAATTTAGGTTGTGTTCTACTCATGACCATTTACCACCATTGACTTCTACCTGTATTACAGAATTGTCAATGGATTCCTTTTTGTTGTTTAATAAATCGTAATTATCCGACAGTAGTTTTGCTAGTTCATCACGCAACATTCTTGCCTCTTCCATAGGGAGAATCACATTTGTTCCAGTCTTTCCTTCACTAGCCGATACCCTGTCAATAAAACGTTTTATTATAATCATATACTATTTAGCACATTTTCTACCTCTGCCTTAGTTTTATATGGCCCGGTGTACTCATAACGCTGAATAAAGATGTATTTAGGGCAAAAAATTGCTTTACTTTCTGCACCTTGCTTAACTGTAAACCATCCTGCGGCATAATAGCACTTGCTGTTAACTGCTTTTGTAAACAAATGTAGTTTACGCTTTACATCCAGCATACTGTTATATATCTTTGCAGTTGTAGGATATTCACTGAATGGCAAATCTTTTACAGTAGTTTTAAACTTACCTACATTCTCAAACTTAATGTTAGTAATGCGTTCAATGGCTTTAGTGTTTTTGTAATGTGATTTACTACCGTTTAGTTTCACTTCAAAGCCTGAGCCGTCTGCTAATACATTACCAACTTTTTCATTTCCGTCAGTAACAATCCAAAATTGATTTTTAACTACAGGTTTTGCAATTAGTGATTTATCAGTCATAGTTATTTCTTTTTCTTTGTTGAAGGTTCGTCATCAAAATTAGTTAATCGTGTTACGCCCTTGTGTGTACATACTAACACACTAGTATACTTTCCGTCAATCTTTAATGGTAAATCCAAATGAATATGTAGTTCAGGTCCTCGCTGTTCACTAATAACAGTATCATTACCTACACTACCGATCCATCTGATTTTACCATACATACCAGTTACTCTAGCCATAAACTCATATTTAGGCTTGTAACGATTCTTTGCAAAGTAATCAGCTAGGTTCATGCTGTTCCTTTGTCAATTCACAAACTAATTGAAAGTGTTCATACGCTTTCTTTACTGCAGGGTTTGACATAAGTTGTTCAGCCTCTTCTATCATAGCCTTTACCCCGGCTTCAGCACAGTCACGCACACTAAGCCCATACAAGGTACATAATTCATCACCCATTTCTTTGGCTAACTTTTTCCATGCCTTTTGTTGTGCTTCAGTGATAGGAGTATTCTTTGGACGTAGCTCTGAAGCTTTGCTGATAGCACGACAGATGGCATCTTCTGCTACTCTACCTGCGGCGATCATCGCGGCATGATTAGGTTCCACGTTAAACCTACGGCTGGTGCCTCCCGGGTAACACATGACCAAGTGATTACCTTTAGAGAAACTGTCCAAAAGATCATTATCATACTCAGCCACAGGATGATATCTACGTCCAATTTTTTCATAATAAACTTTCTTCATAGTTGAAACTTCTTCAAGTAATTTTTTGCAATAGAATAATCTTCTACCTTATCCATTGGACACAGTTCTTCATATGCGTCTTGCATACGTACCAGTTCTTCACGATATGCTTTGATGATCCACATAGCATATTCTTGATCCTCTTCATCCATGCTGTGCCACCAAATTTCTAATTCTTCTTGGGTGCGGTTCAAGATAAACAGAATGTTATTCATGTCTTTATCGTTCATATCAATCTCCTAACACTTCCCAAAATAATTCTTTAGTCTTTATGTATGCTACTGGTTTGACCCAACCCCTGTCAATACAATCGGCTAGAATCAATTTATATTCACGCGGGCATTGATTTGAAATCTCAATTCCTGCACGTGGTACCAATTTGAAACCATCAGTCATCATAAAGTGTTCGTCATCACGTTTGATTTCTTTGAACCGATTTTCTTGTACAGTGAATGTCATTTTTTCAGTTCTTCCCACATCATTTGCTTGGCACGTTTGTCAATTTTCTCACGCTCATTTGCTAGAATCAACGGAGCCATTTGGTCAATGTATCTTAATAGAGCCTCATGTCCACCGTCTTTGAAATGATTATACTCGCCCTTAGTACTTACTCTAGATTCGTAATAGAGTTTGTCATCCTTGAGAACCGCAACTATACCCATGTATAATTGTTTTTCAATTAGATCGTTCATGTACGTTCCCTTGATACGGTGCATTAAGCCACCGGCTATAAGTTTCAGCTTGCTCAGAGATTTTCGTAAGTTCATACTTGCCTGTAAATTTTAGAAAATGAATGCCCACTTGAGGAATAGTTGTCACACGGACACTTTCACGAATACGTTGGTCAACTGCATCCTTGATTTCTTGCGGCTGTGCAGTGAGGTCAATTAATTGTCGATTGCGTTCAAATGCATCTTTAACACGTACTTCATTACCCTCGTGGTCGGTATAACGTTGCAACATAAAATTGTTGTAATTAAAACCTTGTTTATTGCGATCCTCGTATGCTTCAATGATACCTACTTTGTTCTTAGTACCTTTTTCTCTGACGCCGGGGTAAGCACTGAATACGTTGTCGCCGGCATCTCCCCTGCAAATTTTTTTGAATAATCCGTACTCGGGATCTTCTAACAATTTAGGTTCTTTAGTTTTCTTGTCAATGACGGGCTTCCCATTTTCTTTGAGATATCCTGCTAAAGTGATAAGTTCACCAGTCACCCCATTATATTGCATCACGTTTTTACTAATCAACTGTGCGTAGTCGCCATCTGTACTGATGATGTAATGTGTATCCATGGGATGCAAGTGAAGGAATCGGGCGATCATGTCATCTGCCTCAGCACGTTCATGCCGCAATACAGTTACGTTAGTCTTCTCACGAATGTAAGTTGTAAATTTCTCATACGTGTCCCAAAAAAGTTTTGACTCTTCGGCTTCTTCCTCAGTAATAGACATAGCATCAACCACACGATTCCTTTTGTATGGAGCATACATATCTTTTCTGAACGACCTGCCTTCTAAACAGAATACGCAGTGGTCAATGCCGTAACGTTTTACTGCTTGATTAACGCTAGCTAATGTTAGATGCAATGCCATGCCTATCTTCTCTTCCGGTGTGCTGTTGCGTGAAGCAACATGCCTTGCGCGGAAAAAGGTATTTGCAGTATCGATGAGGGCGTAAGTTTTGTGTGTCATGTGTCTATTATATACTACTATTTATTTTTTGTCAAGCCACTTTGTAGCTATTCAAATAATCCTTATGGATTAAGGTTTTCAACCCATCGCTGATACCATCACGTGTGCGTAAATTTTCCGGGCGATTGTCATCACGTTTACCGTTAAGGTGATCTACCTTTAATTGACCTTTCCAATACACTTTGAATTCAGCGTCGGTCAATTTACGGCCTGCCTCATCCTCTGCTTGTACTCGTCCGATAATTTCACAGAATGTAACACCTTTGTCATTAACTAATCCCAAGTCAGTACAGTGTTCGCAATAATCTTTCTTGTTTGCTTGATTCTGTGAACCGGGATTGTAACCCATGTGAAAGTGAGGCTTCGTAAATTTGGACACGTTGCTCTTTTTCTTAACAGGCACATGTGTTGCAATGATATTCAAATACAAGTCCAAACCTTCATTAGGTGTGTACATGTTCTGACGGAACTCACTATACGCACTATCTAACAAATGTGCATCATTGGGAATAACAATATTAACTGTATTCATAAACACAACATACTCAGCCAACAGAATTTTCTGTTCAGTAGAAACATCCAATTCAGCAATTTGTCGTGCTTTGTCATTATGGTCATAGACACCACATACCAAACGCTTTGCACGTGCCATTGTTTGCATTTGCATGAGATAAACATTCTTTGCGCTAGGATAACCCAAGAATGAAATTTGCTTCAAGCGAGGGATATCCCAACCCATGTTACCTTGCATAATTACTCCTAGCAAAAACGGATTAACAATGTTATCCGAATCATTAGCATTTCGCACAATAGAATATGCGTCTTTGTATACACGACCAAACTTTGGCTTTAGATACTTCTTCTCGTCACTAGTGACAATGCCGATATCGCATTAATGTCCCCACCGAAAGTCATAAAATCATTTCTCCGACCTCGAGAACTATACAATGGAATTGACTTAGTAGCATCCTCACGACCAAACTTGAAGAATGCTCCCGGCATGATTTGCACAATGTCAATGTCCATTGCTTTTTGCCAGGTGTCCTCATCAATTTTACTGAAAAACTTATAACACTTATCAACAGTCAATTCGTAAGTCAACTTAGACAAATCATAAGTGTTCAATAGTTCACCACGATATGAGTATGAAAGTAAGTCAGTTTGCAGGGGCAAAACATCGGCGAACACACTAGTGTTCTTGTTCTCAGGCATTCGTTCAAGTGTCTTGAACACAGTACCACCTAAAACAGTTCCACCTTGTTGGCTCTTAGTAGCAGTGCCAGTGTAACCTATAACACGTGAGCCTGCAACTGCCATACCATAGATAGTAGGCAACCATTTGGGATCAAAGTTCTTGTTGTTGCGACCCTGATCTTCAAAGATTGTAGTAGCGTCAATAGTACCCATGCCGAAATGAATTTCATCGACAAAGATATATTGCGGGACACCAATAGTCTTGGGCAACAGAGGTTCGCTGTACTCACACCAAATTTGACGTAGCCATTGTGTAGACACAAACCAAACGTCAACAACATCGTCAGGTGTAACTTCACCTAGCAACCATGACAGTCTGATATCATCTTTGCGACGGGCACGGAATCGTTTGATAGTACCGTCAATGCATTGAATACGCTTACCGTTCCACTCAGCATGAAACTTGTGATAAGGACCATCAACGCAACCGCTATCAGGGGAAGTAAATACAATACAGTTAACTGACGAATCAAGATAAACAGTATTAGGGATCGTAATCTTAGTAATGACTGTAGACTTACCTGCGTTAGTACCTGCAGGAACAATCGCAATGCGAGGATCATTTGCCAGGTTAGATTCAGCAATGGATTTAAAAACATTGTCATGCAAGTATTGCAATTGCAACGGGCGCATGAATGACAGATCAATTTGTTTTGTTGCACTGGATAGTTTAAATGTATTTGGGCGCAAATGACTCATGTTAGTTCCTCAGTGTGTAAAATTGTATTATAACGTATTTTAGATTTATTGTCAAATTATTTTAATTTAATGCTAGCAACGTCAAGCCTAGCAAAAACGCTATCACCAAACTTCCAGTTTTCGGGCATACTTGTTTGCATGTCCAATTCATTGTCTAGTAATTCGGCTTCTTCGTTTGTAATCAATACAATAGCCAAATTGTTTTTAATCATTTGTGCTATTTCGGTTACACTACGTTTTTCTATAGTCATAGTAACCGCTTGATTGTAAATCATAATGCAGGGAACAATGTGTTCCCGATATGTGTTTTCTTTATTACGCTTTACCGATTCACCAATTGTAATTAGGTGATCGATACTATCACCCTCAAGCAATGCTCGGGTATTCTCTAGACCAAAACCATCTTCACTGTCGATAAAGTATTTGAAACGCTTGGCAATCTTTTCAAAGATATTACGTTCGGATACTTCACGCGGAATAGGCTTGATAGCTTGTCCACGCACCTTGCGTACAATGGTCGTGATAGCTTCAATGGTGCCAACAATAATCCAAAAGTTCTCAAGCACATCCCCGTCAAAAGGAATATTCATAAAGTCTTTTGCATCTTTGCGCTTTTCGGAACGCTTACCAATTTTCTCAGTAAAACCTTGTGCTAAAAGTTGATTACGCATCTCCGCAACATCTTCTGGACGTGCAAGCCAACCTATAGTATAGTGGTTCTTTTTAATCTCACACTTTACACCATTGTTAGTATAAAGTACACAATTAGTTTGTTCTTCGTAAACACGTTCCGTATAGCCGCGTTCCTCACACGAGTTCTTAAAAAGATTGAATGAGATGGCTGCCATAATTAATCCGTTATTCGATTGAATACATTTATTATAGCATATATCTCATTTATTGTCAACTAGTAACTTGTTGTTTTTACAACACTTTAGTATTATCCAAACTCAAATAAACCGGTGTTTACTATCTTTAATCTACGATCAGGCCGAGCCTGTTTGTGATGCTCATTTCTGATAGTAACCACTGAGTGGCACATCTTACACAAAACTTCAATATTGCTAGAATTTCTATTGCCGTTGTCACCGTCAATATGATTAATGTCAAGTGTACATGGATCTAGTATAGATGTGCATACACAAGGAAATCCATAATGACCATCCTTATTAGCACACCCTTGATTAGTTTTCCATTTATCTACTTCTGCTTTTCGGTGTGTTCTATGGGCTGAACAAACTTGCTTGTTAGTATTTTTTGTTTTACTATGTTGTCCTACGGTGTTGGAACAACTTGGGATAGAACATTTTAAATAACCTAATGTTGTCATTTAACTTACCTCAGTACGACCGTTTCCTAAATCCCGAGTGACTACATTGCGTACATCTCCGGGTGATCTTTTGTCTGGATCAGCAATTTCCTGTTCAAAGGTCTCTAAAACTGTTGCTCTGCACAAATTAGTCCACCACCGATCCACGATATCATTATCTGTATCGGTCTCTTTCATTTTGTAACCTGCACGAATCAAATTCAATACAAACTTATCGTTAAAGTCAAGTTCTATGTGACCGCTGTTCAGGTCCTTGGGATCTACTTCCATCTTAATGATGTTAACATAAGGCTCACCTGCCTGTGTTGCTTTTTCTTTAGCAGTAAGTTCAGGTGCAACCTTCTTCTCCTTAGGCTTGCGTGGCTTCTTAAGCTTCGGAATTTCCGGCGCAACAGGTTCAGGAATAGTTTCCTTCTTGCCAAATAATCTATCAAATAATCCCATTTTGTTTTGCTCTTTCAAATAATTTAAAGCTGGCAAGATTCTTTGCCTTTGATTCACACATCATATCAAAGTTCTCACTGAATGTCAATGCCCAATCGTTCACCGCTTCGTTCCAATAGTAATCACTATGTGCCCGAAGCTTCTGTTTACTGTATCCCGCTTCAATCAACGCATCATGATCGGGTAACTGTGATCCGGAATGGCCGACGAGTACATCTTCGCGGCTAACACTGTAATGGAGAGTAGGGCGAACACCGCGCCAACTATCAATAACCTTTTTAACAAGGTCATCATTACAATTAATATAACTTCCTTCTCTAATCCAATTATGATGGATGTCCATGACCGTAGGGACGAGATCAGATAATGATAAGCAGTCAGTAAGTCCATGTGTGTATTCCTCATTTTCTAGTGTTAGTGTGTTTCTCGCTTCTGGCGACAATCTGTTGTATACATCTCTAATGCCTTGTGGGCCTCTACGTCCTGAGATATGTACATTGATTTTCATATCTTGAAACTTTTGCCCATAACCCATCCATCGAGCCATGTCACAATGATATTCAAATTCTTCTATACTCTTATTTACTACTTCTTCACGGTCACTCGCTAAAACTACAAACTGATCGGGGTGAAAACTTAGACGAACATCATTGGCACGTGCAGTTTCACCGATAGGTGCCATCCAACGTTCTAAGCTATTCTGTACATCGGTACTATGCCAGAAATCTTTGTATCCATCCATGGTATAAAATGAAAACATATCACTAGTAAGACGCAACATACGCAATTGTGGATTAAGTGTTGCAACTTTCTTAACTAGTGCATGTGTATTGAGAATATTGCGTTTAGCAACATCCATAATCTTTTCTTCTACTAAATCACGCTTATTACGCTTTGCCCATGCTTGGGTAGTGCCACCCGTGTTAAGACCTTCGGCTCAAACAATCTCACCTTTCTTATTGATTTCTGCCCATTTACACGCAAATCCAATGCGTTTGACTGACTGATTTGTATACATAGATAGACCAAAATGATAAATAATACATGTAGTGTAGCATACCTACGCATTAAAGTCAACTATTTACGGAAACTACAATGAAAGCAACTGAATTTATCAATGAAGATTGGCAGAAAGTCAATAAGAAAGACAAGACTGATGGCATGAGCGGCAAGGCTGTTAAAGCCTATCGTAGAGAGAATCCGGGTAGTAAGTTAAAGACTGCTGTAACTACTAAGCCTAGTAAGTTAAAAAAGGGTAGTAAAAGTGCCAAACGCCGTAAATCATTCTGCGCTCGTATGAGTGGCATGAAGAAGGCACATGCAAGTGCTAAGACTAAACGAGATCCGGACAGCCCAATCAACAAAGCATTGCGTAGATGGAACTGTGAATCAATCGAACAATTACAAGAATTAGTTGTGTTAGCTGAACAACTAGTTGCTAAACACAAGAAAGAAGTATTATGAACTTTAAAGAATTAATGGAAGGCGCAGAGCCAAAGATGCCCGGCTCTCCCGGTGGTATCCAAATTATGACACCTCAGCAATTCGTTGCTAAAGCTGGTGATATGCCCGGTGAAGAATCAGAGGAAGGTGTGGCGGAGGGCGAGTATAAATCAAGACATATACATCGTCAAGAACAAAATAAAAAATACGACGAATACAGACGCAATCAAGAAGCACAAGGTAAAAAACCACTAAGTCGAGGAGACTGGGCTGCTACGCAAAGAAAAGGTCAGGAAGGTGTGGCGGAAGCTATTCCGGACGTAGATCACATGCCGGGTCCTACTATAAAAAGAACGCAAACTGGTTGCAAAAGATGCCATGGTAAGGGCTATGTTTACAAAACACCAGACGGTGAAACTCATCCAATGAATCGTCCAGATGCCAAGAAATACAAATGTGGCAAGTGTGCTGGTATTGGGTTTGTTAAAGTAGCAGAGCAAGGTGTGGCGGAAGGCTCGAACGATACTATCTACCCCAACGCAGAAGTAATCAAGTCAAAAAATGGCAAGCCAATTGGTGAGATTTACCAAGATGGTAATAGTTGGGGCGCCTTTCATTATCGTGCAGACCGTGGATATGATTTTATCGACAGTAGAGAAGAAGCCATAGAAGCACTCCGAGACCTACATCAAGAAACAGGTCGCAGTCGTCCAGACTATACTATCAAAGGTGTGGCGGAAGGCGTAGGTAACTTTGCTAAGGCAATGGATACACTAGGTGGCTGGTATCAAGAAAGAGATGACGAAGGTCAAGAAGTTTTCTACTTTGATGATCGTGAAGGAGGGTATTATGCAGATGGCGTTGTTCGGCACAATTCACAGACTGGCGAAATTACTATTGACTTTGAAGACAAGTCCGGTGAGTATGGCGGCGACATCAGTGGCACATTCAACTCAATAGGTGATGCAATGAAGGCTCTACGTGGCACATTTATTGCCCGCAGAGGCGGTGGCAAATCACACAACTACGATTCTCTTGGCGGTAGAGATTTAGCTGGACCAGAACATCTGTATAAGACAGACAAGGCCGGTAAGAAAGGCACACTAACTAAAAGCCGTATGGATCAAATGAAGATGAGCAGTCAGTCACATATGCGTGGTGGTCCACAGGGTGTATTACCTGAGGCAGACGAACACTTAGCAAGAATTCGTAAACTATCTGGTTTAGCTGAGGCAACAACATTACCAGCAAGTAGCCGCGAGTTTGGTAGCGATGAGTTTCAAGATTACATGAAGCGCATAGTTGGTACTCCTGACATTGACAAGAAGACCGGTGAAGTAAAGAAACAAAAAGATAGAGTCACTAAAAAGGGTGAAGTTGTTCCGGGAAAAGACAAATATATATCTGGTAAAACTAAATCTGACAAATACAAACTGCCATATATCCATAGAAATAGTGCAGTTCAATATATAGGACCAGATGGACAAACATACAGTGAAGAAAAAATAATTGCGGCATTAAACCAACGTCCTAAATCATTACTAAAACAGAATGAAAAGATGCGACATAGTAATGGTGAACAGGAACAATTCTTTAATATTGGCTTTGCGGCATTAACTGGTATTGCGGTTGACGAACAGACTGGAAAATTAATCATTGTCAATACATGTCCCGGCGCTGGCTCATGTAAAGTAGATTGCTTTGTGATACACCAAGGAGGTAAGATTCAATTTGAGGGTCCATGGTTAAATGATGGTAGAATATTAACATATCTATTAAATGATCCAGATGGCTTCTTTAATCAACTAAGTAATGAAATAACTAAAGAAGAAAAATTAGGCAAGAAGGGTGGTTACAATGTAACTATTCGTTGGCATGACTCGGGGGATTTCTTCAGTCCAGAATATTTGGATATGGCATTAAAACTGGCTGCAAAGCATCCTGAAAATAAATTCTATGCCTACACTAAGATGGCAGCTGCCGCATTAGCGCAAAAGCCATCTAACTTTATTATCAACTGGAGTGAGGGCGCACACACTTCACAAGAGAAACAAGTCAAGGCACAAGATCCAACATTATCTTCAACAAAGAATAGTCGTATTGTTCCTGAAGTTGTTTTCCAAGACTTATTAGCAAGAGATGAAAAGAAAAATTTAGTTAAAGGTTCACAAGGTCAATGGCAATTACAACCTGGAAAACTATCTGAATTAAAACAAAGATTGGCTAGTGAGTATGGGTTAAGTGCTAACTCTATATTGAGCTATGATGAGTATATGGAAAAACGCAATAAAATACCATCCGGCATGAAATACAACGTCATTGTTATGGGCGGCGAAGGAGATGTTAGTGCTAACGATCCGGGTGTATTGTCTACATTACTATTGAAACACTAAAATGCGTGATATCATTCAGTTACTTGAGGATAAGAGTAAGCCTCAAGATATAGAAATCATCGCTCTAAACTTCGAGCCAAAAGAAGTAAGTCCTGTATTATCAAAAGATACATTGGACTTACACTATGGCAAGTTAGCGCATGGTTATGCTGAACGATACAACAAGAAAGAGGGCGATAGAGACTTTAATTATGCAGGTGCATTCTTGCATAATACATTGTTCCCTCAGTTTCGTGAAGTAAGAAACAGTAACAAACCAAACGGTCCTATGGTGGGCTTTATCAACAAACACTATGGGTCATACGATAGTATGAAAGATAAGTTTGAAGTTGAAGCTATGAAGATACAAGGTAGTGGTTGGATATACTTAGCAACTGATGGTAAGATTAAAACAATACCCAATCATCAAGTTCGCAATGATATATTGTTATTGATTGACTGGTGGGAACATGCTTGGATACTAGATTACGGTAGTGACAAGAAGAAGTATTTAAAAGAGCAGTGGAAGATTATCAATTGGAATGTAATCAATACACGTTGGGGTAAGAGTCTATGAGAGCAAATGAATTTATAAACGAAACACAAGAACTAGACGAGATTGAAAGATTGCGTCCGGATGACTATGAGGGCGGCAAGTACGCCTTGTATGACAAACAGATTGGTAAGCAACTAAAGAAACTCCCCGGTGGTAGTGGATTACTTTACTCTACTAGTGAAGGTAGGTTCGGTGGCACTGATATCAAACTCTGGGATCCAAACGGTAAAGACTTTCTTGCTCAAAAAGAAAGAGGTGTTCAACCCAAACCAGTTCGTGGCCGAGGAGAGTCACGCTTCGTGTACGACCGTAGACTTTGGGATTGGCAAAGAGCACAACGAGACTTAAATACTCCGGGACAATTGATAGGCAAATTGTCAGTTAGTACTGTTCACGGATTCCCGCTTAAAGGTGCAGTTCAAGTTGATACTATCACAGTAGATGAAGATTATCGCGGTGGCGGTATCGCTAAAGCATTGTATGGTATTGTACTAACTATTATGAAGCGTCCATTGCTTGCAGGAAGTAGCCAAACTCCCGGTGGTCGTAGAAACTGGGTCAGTCTTGCTAGCATCCCCGGAGTACAAATGAAGGGTTACATTAGTTTTGATGAAGACGACTTAGACACTAGACCAAGTCCATACAGTATGACTACACCTGCAAAGGCCAACAAGAATATTGATACTATCATGGGTGAATTAGGTGGACAACACATTGGTACTGGCCTATTTGATGAAGAATTCTTTGCGTTTGATGTTAAACCAAATACAACAGGTACAGAACTAGAAGCGTATGTTGATACAAAACTAAGCAAAGTATACGGCAACTACAATTCATCTACTGGCTTGTACGCTATCTGGACTGGACAAGCATAATGAGAGCAAATGAATTTATAACTGAAGAATCTAAGTCTGCCAAGATCAATGGCTTGATTTTAAAGTACGCATTCAATAATAGCGCATTAGTTATGAAGGCGTTTGATCCTATTACTAGAAATCCACTAGCGTATGTTAAGTTTGTTAGAGAAGGCAAAGAATTATATCCACAGGATCTCTGGGTAAATGACGACTATCGCAACAGAGGTGTTGCTAAGTCAATGTATGACTATCTAAAGAGTGCAGGATATATCATTAATAGAAGCCATGACCAAACTAAAGCTGGCGCAGGCTTCTGGGACAAACATCGTGGTGAAGATGAGTATGTTTGGGAAGATGCGAGTAACACTACTACATTAAATAACCTATATAATGGTAACTACCCTGAACGTGATGAAACTTTTTGGGACTATGTTAGTTCAAGTGAACTTAACACACCGTTAACTATGCAAACATTACAGAAACACAAAGTAATGTTCATGTTGCTTGGTCAATATTGTGCCGAACACATCGATGAAATAACAGATATGTTAGATGATGATAGGAAAGAACTAGTACAATCATATATAGATGATCCTGCGCTATCAAATAAAGTAATCGTTCTATCAGGAAACAGAATCATTGACGGAAATCATCGTGCATTGGCGGCAGCAATCAAGGGTGTGCCTATTAATTATATTGATTTAGCTGATCTAGATAATACTGACGAAGAAAAGCTAGACGAACTCTTTCAACCTGGAAAAGATTGGAAGTGGAGTTTTCAAGGCAGTGAAGAAGCGGTTGCAGTGTTCCAAATAGGCAAAGTACCTTATATGTTCCATGCTTACGGTGCCGATGGTGAATGGGAAGCAGAGTTTAAACGACACGGCAACAAATTAGATAGAATGCAAAAGTTCGGACTAACTGGTACTGGTAACTCAGCAGAAGTCATGAGCACAGTGGTTGATATCATGCGAGCATTCTTGGAAAAATACAAAGACAAGATACAAGTACTGACATTCAGTGCCAAAGAAGATTCACGTCAGGGTCTGTATGCTAGGATGGTGAAACGTCTGCTACCCAACTGGACCATGACGCAAAAAGATGAATTCTTTACACTGGTTGCACCTAAACAAGTAGATGAAGAAGTACTTGATGAAATGCCTCTTCCGGCAGACTGGGATCCTCAACAGATGCGTCAGCAAGGTACTACATTCAAGTCAAGGCTTGCCTATGCTTTAGAAAGAGCAAAGAAGTTGGGCACTGGTTCTAGTCGTGTTGCTACAACTATTGAATATCAAGGTCGTCCTACTGTTCTTAAAATAGCAAAGAATGCTAAAGGGCTAGCACAGAACAGTGTTGAAGCTGATATTCTTAGTGATGGCTACGCTAGTCAAATGGGTATACTAATCCCTATCATTGATTATGATGAACAGAATCGTGAACCAAGTTGGGTTCATACTGAACTAGCACAAAAAGCAAACGAAAAGCAATTGTGTAGTTTAATGAAGTGCCAGTCACTTAATGATTTAATCAGAGCGGCACAAGCGCAACTTAATGAATATGGTACTAGGTCTAGAGCTATATTAAATGATATTATTGACAAGAATGACCATTTTGGTTCTAGTGAACAAGACGCGGATACATTCTTAGAATATGTTAATAGACTAGCAGAATTAAAAAGTTCGTTTGATGTTGAGTTGGCCGATTTTCATAGACCGGCCAATTGGGGATTGTATCAAGGCAAACCCGTCATCATTGATGTCGGGTTTAATAGTAATGTGTTGAACCAATACTATAGTCGTTAAACTTTTAGCAACTGTACCAAAGTATATAAGTTCTTCATATAGGGTGACACCTCTTCTAATACAGAAACATCAATGTCACCCTTTCTTCTTGATCCGTATTTTACTTCAAAATCAGTATCATTGACTTTCTGAAACAAATCAACAATCTCTTTAACCGTATAACCAACACCATGTCCTAATGATTCTATTTGATTAGAAGGTTTCTCAATTGCTTGCTTTATGGCATCGCATATCTCGTTTACATGTACATAGTCTCTGACACAAGTTCCATCACTTGTCCTCTCATAGTCTGTACCATAGATAGTAAACTCACCGGTCTCATGTGCTTTCACTAGATTGTACATTAGTCCGTCAGGGTTAGTGGGCGCTACTACTGTACTTCCTATTACATTGTAAAATCTAAAGATAGTATATGGTGTAGGTCTATGCTGTGTGTAGAACTCATGCACAACATCTTCTGCCGCACGTTTACTGATGCCATATGCACTACTACAATCTTGTGCGGCACCTGTACTAGCAAAGATAAAGTTTTTTGTTTTAATTTTGTTCACTACATTCATCGTGCCATTCAAGTTAGTGATATAATATTTGATAGGCATTTGCTCACTTTCAGCAACACGAACTAATGCGGCTAAATGAATTACACAATCATATTCTTCTTCAATATTGAATGGCTGATTAATGCTAACTTGATGGAATTTCTTTACTGGAACTTGTGGCATACAAATATCCAGCCCGTGAACATCATAGTCATTTTCTAACATCTTGCATAGATGTGAGCCGATGTAGCCTGAGCTACCTGTGATTAAAACTTTTTTTACCATGAAAATAAACTTTCTTCTTGTGTTTGTGGTTCAAATGATGGGTCTTTTGTTAGATAGGTATCTTTATCAGTATAGATAATTCTAAATTTATGTTTGTTAGTCAACACACTGCGAATGTCATCAATACAAATAACTTTACGACCTAAATCCTTGATGTAATCTTGCAATTTAACTATGTTCTCACTACAGATTTTAGCTGTGTTTGTATTAGATTCTTTTGAGTTGAATTCATTAAAGCATTCATTCCACTTGTGAAACACATTTGCTTCTTGTTGGTTAGCATGTTTCAGTGATTCTAAATTATACCAGGTCTCTGCTTTTTCAAAACTATCATACAACTCTATTGCTCGTTGAGCCATAGTCTTCTTAGTGCATGTATAGAAATAGTCTTCATTGAAATTCTTAGTCCAACGCTGATTTTCTAATACAAGTGTAGGGAGTTGAATATGTTGTTCGTAGAATGCCATACCATAACTCTCAACTACACTAGGATTGAATGCGATTCTACTTGACTTAATAAAATCTACTTTCTCTTGTCCAACGATACTTGCACGAACATCATACTTTACACCTAGCTTTGAGAGTTTATCTTCAAATTTCTTGACGCCATTTGGGCTAGTCATTACCTTAGCAGGAAGTTTAGTTTGTTCAATCAAGTCAATAAACAATTCAGGATTTTTACCTTCTTCCCATCGGCCAACAAACAGTATACCTTCACGCTCACCTGTATATTCTGTGAGTAAATCTTTCTCAGTGATAGGTATAGGAAGATGATAAGATGATTCATCTAAATGTAGTTGATTGAATTTACTTTGTGTCCCTACATCAATATTTGATAAATTTAATTGCTGACGCATTGCTACATTAGTGTTGAACAAGAAGGGATTCTTAGTGTCTTTGAATATCTGACTTTCTAAATGAGTATAAGCAATGATTTGAATTACATCTTCTAATCCCATTGTACTAGCTACTTGCACTGTTTCATATGTGTTGCATATCAGTGCATCATATAAATTATGTTCTAGTGCTTCTACGATAGCATTACGAAAGTTAGCCATACGCTCATAGCAAAATGTATCGCCGTACATAAAGATATTTGAATGATCGGTATACTTAAGTGATTCAATAGGGGCAATTACATTTGCAGGAATAGATTTAACGAATTCATTATCTTGCGGTTCTTTGTCAGTAATAATATCAACTTTGATATTGAGACTATCCATCAACTCACAAAAGCTTTTTGTAAATTGTCCGATACCACCATGGGGTATTAATGTCTGATAGCTTACCAAAAAGCCAATTCGTTTACTATACGTTCTCATTGTTTTAATTTCCAAATAATATGGGCATTCTTATCGTGCCATCTGTGTTCAAATATTGTATCCCCGGGACCAGTGATTAGTCTAGTCAATCGGTATCCATACGTTAACCAAATGCGTTTACCTGATATATAGCAAGTCTCGGGGAGCCAAGCAAATTTAAGTTCGGCTCCTAATGACCATCTGTAAAATGAATCATGTACCTGCGTCTGAGGCATCAAGTGCCCCACTCGTTTTTAAACAATGGTACTTGTAATCTGTCACTATAACGCCAGCCACGATTCATTGCCGCAATTGCTACATTTTTTGCGTTCATGTTATACAATGATTCAACACCACCGCATGGCATCAAGTATACAGGACCTCTGAATCCACCGGCGCGAAATTCTTTAACTGCTTTCTCTGCTTCTTGTACATCTTCTTCACTTGCTACAACAAACTTAAGATAGACAAAACCAATACTTTCATATTGACGAATGATTTCAGGACAAATTGCTTCACTCCACTTCTCACCACTGATACTTAATTTAGGACTGACACTGAATGTCAATGCATTCTTTTCACGATGCATCTTCCATTTGTTTAGAAACTCTTTGAACTCTGTACTCAATTCTTGTGTACCATTAGTTTCAAATGTAATCTCTTTCAGTGCAGTCATTTTCGAGTTTGAAAGTAAGTCAGGATACGCTCTTTGCCATCCAAGCAAAGGTTCACCACCTGTAATAACAAGGTGTTCATCCATCCAACGCTTGTGAGGAAGTATATCCATAATACTGTCAACAATAGAATCGGTATCAGAATGAGTAACAAAAGATTTGAATTGAGGATACACTGAGCTATAGCTGTCGCACCCTGTGCTAACCAGCGGGAGACTCTTGAATGTTTCATATTTGTCAATATTTTGTATAATGTTCATTACTTCTTGATTATCGGAAGTATCATCTTTATCTCTGCCAAAATTTCGGCATTTAAAGTTACATCCAAATGTTCGTAAGAACACGGATGGAACACCGGTATATCTACCCTCACCTTGAATGCTATAGAATAATTCTGTATAATGTAACTTGCTCATTTTATCTTTCTTGTAAATCCAATGTCTTTTAATTTTTTACCCACACAATCTTTAAATTCATTGTGTATACTGGCGAATTTGTGACTAATCACAAACTCATCTTCTAATACAGTTAATGTGTTTTTAGTAAAAGTGCTATATAAGTTTAGCAGATCATTGCTATTTTCACAATACCCTTTGGGTGTTATATATGAATACTTTGACGCAGCCAAACTTCTTACACTAGTGCCTTGTATAACTTTTCTGGGTTTTTTACTAGCAATTCTTTTAAGTTCTATTGTCACTTGTGAATCTTTCCTACCCTTAGCCATTGCCTCATATAACACTCCATTATACTTGTCAAACAGTTTTTTTGGTATACGCTTTACTTCGTTAGTAAACATATGTTTAGCAGTAACTGTATTTTTACTATAAGCACTTACCACTTTAGCATGTTCAATTCTCAAATACTCATACATTCTACTAGAAATCTTATAATCTCTTTTAACATCACCTGTTCTAGAATACATCATTTTATGTAATGCTTTAATCATTTTAGGAGATCCGGTTGCTTTTGCTAGTAAAACATGGGCAATATAGTGGTGTCTCGGTGATAGTTTTATTAAGTTATTAATATTGTTACCACCAAACGATTTAGGTAATATATGATGCTTTTCAAAAGAAACAAAGATTGGTATAAGTTTACATTTTTCAATGTATGAAATATATCTGTCTATATACCTGATATTAGGTACCGTGGACTTTTCAATTAGTGTTTGCTTCAACATAAGATACTCCAATAAGTAATAGATGGGCTATCTGTGTATTGGCACAGAAGGAGGATCAATCCGTTCACCCTTTATTATTTATCATTTGATCTTTACATCAAAATGTTTAAGAATAACTTCGCCCCAAGTTCCGCCACCTTGTTTAAAAAGATGATTGACTGGTTTAGCACATTCTCTAATTAATAACTCTGCAAAATGTTCATAACGCTCTTCATCCATTATGTCATCTCGTTGAGCAGATTGCTCCCATAGTTCTTTAATTTTTTTATTCATATTTTACCAATGTCTAATTGTATTTGCTATAATAAAACAACATGTTATCACATGTAGCACCACCCAGAAAGTCTTTAGGAACAATGCAATTTTTGCTTCACGCAATGTGAGAATGGGAACATCAGGCCTGTCATCATCTGTGTTACCCATTAGATGACCGGTTGCCCTAGCCCAGATTTTTTCTAAGCTATTCATATTTTCCTGATGCTAATACGATTTGACAAATATGTTCTAATCGTTCAATGTGTTCAAAAGCCCTCCATGGGCTAGTATCTATAGCTACGACACCGTGGCCTTTAATGCCCACAATGTCATAAGCAATGTTGCCATAGTCATCTAACTTGAGATTTTCGTGACAACGGTCAGCAAGTTCTTGACTGATAGGTGGTACATCTCCTACATTAGGTGCTACACTAGTGTAGCGACTTAGTTCAGGAAAGTCATCAGCAAGCCTACTTAACTCAATACCACGATGCATAGCCGCAACACAATAGGTAGGGTGCAAATGAACTACTACTCTAACGTCATTACTATGCTGACCCATTGCTCTTTGTAAACCGAAGTGTAGTGGAATCTCTCCACTAGGCTTTAGTTTAGCACTGATATCAGTATAGAATTCTTCTTGCCAGAGTAAGCCGTGAATACTGATTTTTTTAAACTGATCGGGTTGCATCGTCTGCTTACGCACACCACTTGGAGTGATATAAAAATGGTCACGGTCGTGATGACGAATACTTACATTGCCATCACGACTAGTAATCCAATTGCGTTTATATGCCTCGACTAGAGTATCGCAAATTGTTTCTAACATTATGCAAACTCTCTATCTTCTCTATGACCACCACGTCCTGCCATATTACTATCAGTCTCACGGACTTCTACTTTGCAACACCATACACGCTTTGCTTCCTCACTACCGCAATTAGGCAAGAAGATTGTGTTAACATATTCATACAAAAAGTCAGCAATACCTTCACAGCCTGTGCGTTCTACTTCTGTAATCTTTGCTAGCTTCAATCGACCTAATTCTAGTAGATGTTCACGCATAGGGTCGTCTTGTGCAACTAGTAATGTATGGTCAAACCATTCTTCTAGTTTATCTTTAAGTGGGCGTAATCCACCGAAGTCAGTTACCCAGTTACGGGCATCTAATGTGTCAGCTTCAAACTCAAAGTGAAAACTCATAGCATAGCCATGAATTAAGTTACAATGACTGTCAGCACGCCATTGACGATATGCTACAGGACCTATTTGTCTGTATGTTTTTGTTGAAAAGAATTTTTTGTTTGCCATGATTTTCTCCTATGTTATATTATAGCATAGGCAGCAGAGTTTGTAAAGCGGGATGAGCCTAAGACCGCTATCTTTATTTACCAAATCCTAAACTTTTTCGGATTTTTGTGGCAGATATAGCATGGGTTGCATCGTCAAACGTTTCTTGTTCAATCTTATATCCAACATCACGTCCATATGTAATATTTACAATGTTTGGGACAATTTGTATTTCATATTGACCTTGATACAACATATCTAAATCACGCTTGATAAAACTTTTTACTTGGTCAATAGCAAATGGATTACTTTCTTGCCAGCCTTGACAATCTCTAATTTGAATAACGACTTGTCCTGTCTTAGCAACTGCACGTTCAAACAACTTACGATGTCCTGCATGCCATGGTTGCCAACGTCCCAACATTTGAACTGTTTCTTTCTGCCAATTAAACACTGGTCTACGACGGTTGTCATAAATGTGTGCGGCAATGAACTCGCCCCATTTTTCACCGTGTTGTTCTGTAATCCTAAAGTCGTATACATCCGGCGGAATGAATGCTTTGTTAGTATCTTCGTAACGACCTTTGTCAATTGTATCAACCCACACAGTCCAATCTGCTTTGAAGTTGTTACGCATTTCAACCAGTGGGGCAACAAAGTCACATATTACATAGTCACAATCTGTCATGTTATCTGCTAGTTCACGCATCCGTAAACTTTGTCGAATACGTCCCGCCTCACTAAAATCCCAATCATTGTATTTCTTACGCACATCATCAGCATTTAGCCAACCTACACGTTTCTTTTCATTTTGTAAATGTTCTAGTACATACTGTGCTAGATAAGTTTTACCCGATCCGGGTAAGCCCATAATTAAAATTCGCTTCATCTGTATAACTCCATTAACATTAAATATTTACTATATGCTTCGGCAATTGCTGGGTGTTGTCTACGCATATGTGCTTCATGGCGCTGGCCTTGCCACAGTAGATCATACTCACGGTCTAACTTAACTAAATGTTCAAACCCATCACGTGTAAGTTCCATTTCAATAATTTCTTCACGGTCAGCGTAATAACTAGCAGTTTGATTATAATGGTAGTTAAAAGTTCTATAATCACGATCTCGGGATGCGTGAACATTCTTAACACCGAACCTATTTATAAAGTCATTATAATTATTCATCATTGACCTCGCTTTTTGGTTTCACTATCATAGACACGTTTACGTAGGCTACTGGAACTAAAGGAGTGATCTCTACCGTTAAAGACAATACTGATGGATCTGAGTTCACATTCACTTTTACCTGTGAATTCCTTATCGGCATATTCGACACCAAGAATTCTGACATCCACTGGGAGTATAAGTAAGAGGTCAACGAGGTCTTGTTCTGTGCTGTACACAACAACTTCATCGACATAACGACACGCCGCCAACTGGATTTGACGTTCCACAATACTTTGAACAGGCTTGTTTTTAGTGTCAGGACGATCAATTGTAGGATCGCTTTGAAGTCCACAAATGAGGTAATCGCAATGGTTTCTTGCTTCACTGAGCATTGCGATATGTCCTGCGTGGAGCATGTCGAATGTTGAGAACGTGATACCAATCCTCTTGCCTTCTTGTTTAAGTTTTTTAACATGGTTAAATATCATCTTTTAATATTTCTTCTACTATCACTTCATCTTCAAAGTATGTAACATCGTATTTCTTCCCTGCATGTTCATATTCTTCTGTAAATGAACGTTGATTATTGTTAGTGCCCATTGGTTCTAATAATCTAAACACAGTTATCATGTGTTCACGTTCATGACCTTCTAATAGACGTTTTGCAGGGCCCATAACCGAACGCATAAACGCTCTAAGCTTCACTGGATTATTCTTAAGTTCCTCCGCATAGGCCTGCATTGCTGTTATTTCGTTAGAGTACGCCACATCTTTACCTGATCATGTTCTTTTAAGAATTCATCCTCACCTGCAAATGAGGGTGCATCAGACATAATTTCGTCAATCAACCACTTGATGCGATGTAAATCTTTTTTGATTTCAAACTGATTGAAACCGTCATTGTAGTTACTATGTAGTTCTACACCTGACATATAGATTTGATGATGCACACTGTTGTAGTCCATTTGTTTACGAAATCCCATCATTAGCTCCATCCCAAAGTTCAAGAGCCTTTGCTGGATATATTTGCACAGAACCTTTTTCTGTATGACTCTCAACTGCATACCCCTCCGGGGTTAATTCAGTTGAATATGTACCTACTACTTTTCCGTGCCATTGTGAACCAGACACTTTTTTAACCATATCACCTAGTTTAAATTTCATTTGCAACCTTTGTTAGCGATTTGTAAGAACTCACTACGTGCCGCTGGATCAGTTTTGAAACCACCACCTAAACGACATGTAACAGTACTAGATCCCGTATCTTCTACCCCACGTGCGGCCACACAATAATGTTTGGCATCAATCATAACTGCAACATCTTCTGTATCAAGGATGAACTGTAAGGTGTGAAAAATTTGCTCTGTTAACCTCTCTTGAATCTGAGGTCTTTTGCTAAAATATTCTACTATTCTGTTAATCTTACTAAGCCCTAAAACTTTTTGTTTAGGGACATAAGCTACAGTAGCCAATCCATCGATTACTACAAAATGATGTTCGCAGTTAGATTGAACATTAACATTACGCTCTACAACCATTTCGTTATATTGCATCTTGTTGTCAACTGTTGTACATTTAGGGAATGCTTCATAGTCTAATCCCCAAAAAATTTCGTTTACAGCCATCTTTGCCCAACGCTTGGGTGTTTCCTCTAAACTATCGTCACTTAGGTCTAGTCCTAATGTTTCCATAATCTTTTGAAAATGACCTTCAATTATATCAATCTTTTCTTTACGGTCTAAGCTATTAGGTTTTGTGGGAGTTTCAACTCCCATTTTAACTAAATGTTCGTGTACTTTTAATCCTAACTCAGGACTAGTTTTTGTTTTATTATAACTCATAGATAACCTTCCTTTGTGATGGTTTTATTTTGACATTGTGTTACCGTTGTGTAACACAAGTATTTATCACTTTGCTTTAGCAACTGATTTTTTTGATTTAGCCTTAACTGCAGGCTTCATGTTTGTAAGTTCAGCACTTTTAATCGCTTCTCTTACATCATTCAATAGGGCAGCATCATCCCATTCTAATTCAGTGCGACCATCAGGATAAGTAGTCACAGTTAAGTGACTACCCTTTTGTACTAGGTCCGGCAATGAACTCACTTCTGCAAGTTGAATTTTCTTGCGAGCCATAATTAAGCCTTAGTTTTTGCTTCTGCACGTGCGGCTTTTTCTGCTGTAATCTCATTACGGCGAGCCTTAACTGCTTTGGCTAGTTCTGCAAGTGCTTTACGGGCACGTGTGCCTGCAGCCGCGTTACCTGCAACAAACTTAGTGTTCTCAGCATTGTATGCTGCCAATTGTGTTTCGATATCATTATGTGCGCTCATTATATTCTCCTTTTGAAATGAACATTAATCTGTGTTACCAGACTCTACTACATTACCATCTTCATCTGATAATTCTAACGGACCTTGTAAGATGTATTCTGTATCATTATTACTCCATCCTAATTCTTCCATGCCCTCAAAGAAATCTTCTTCCCAGGCATTTTCAATTTCTTCTTGTTCTTCTTCTGTTACGCTATCTGGATATTCCCATTCAGCCCAACATCCGTCGTCCATACTTACTAATTCCCAATCATAGTCGCTATCGCTTAGATTGTATCCGTCAGGGTTATCTAAATCAATATCAGGTTGTTCGTCACTTTCGCAATAGAATTCGCACCAACGATAACCTTCATAACGGATGATAGTTACACTATCTTTATGCCAGAACTGTTTTTCAACTGCACTCTTTTTGTGCAATGTTTTTAATGTCCATGTTGTCATTTTAGTATTTGCTTTCTCTAGTGTGTTTGCGATAATCAGAATCCATACGCAACCATTGTTGTCCGTTGCCTTCTAAAATATCACAAATTCTATCGATTGTACCATCAGTCCAATCACTTATCTTACCTTGATTCATATGCGGCTGATGTAACATATTATACAACTTAATTGCTGCATCTTCAACACTCCAGGGCGCATACATTCTTGTATAATCATTCGCAAATGTTTCTGGGAAACTGCGATATGCTGGATATAATACATTACAACCTAATGCGTCTGCTTCACTAACTGTATTACTAACCCAATCTTGTAATGCACAGTTGAACAATACTCTAGTATCATTCAATAACTCATAGTATGCATTTTTATCTAGGTCTTCGTGAATCTTTAACAACCCACGTTTTTGCATATCTTCTGTACGCTTCATATAACTGTCGTTATTGCTTTTCAATTTACTACCACTGAATACGCAGAATTCTACACCACGATATACACCATGACGATCCTTCATACCATACCGGTTGTAGAATTCTTCAATCACATCCATATAAAAGTCAGGTTGCTTTTCTTGATCCCAACGAGCACTGAATGCAATACGCATTGGTCGTTCATTAAACGGCTTGATGTTATTGTTGATACGACCACGTACTTCTTCTTTACCAAATGCAAGACCTGAGATATTGTAGATTGGTGCCTTCCAGCCTGCAATCTTCATATGCATAACCATTTCTTCGTTACTAGCAAGTACACCATCAACGAATGAGTCAACCATCTTTTCATAGTGACCCATGAATTCGCTCATGCCCCAGACATGAACAAAGTCATCAGGGTCAATACTTTGTGCTAGACAACGAACATAAATCTTAGGACGACTTGTGATTGGAATCTGTTTCATAATGTAGGGTAATGATTCAATTCCCGGCTGAAACATATCTTCAAAATAAACTATATCACCTGCGCCTACATCGCCCTGTTTCATCATCTTAACTAGATTCATTAGTTGACTCATACCAAAGTATGTTCTTCCATGTGCATCTAATACTTGACCAGTTACAATAGCTTGGTCATTACTTAGTGTTTCACCTGGGACAATAACATAGTTGATGCCTCTGCGTTTGAATACACTTTCATTCCAGTCTTGTAACTGTAGAGTATACCTTGCTTTGTACGGCTCGAGGCCGCAATAAAATAGTTTATGCATTTTCTCTTTCTATATCTAGTTCATCACATTCTTCACCATATTGTATTTCTACTATACGACAAGGCACACTATATGGATTACTTAGTCTATGCCAATCACCCTGTGGAATTTGTACCTGACTAAAGGTTGTTAGATCCATAGGAGGCAAACTATATCCACTAGGTAATTTCATATCAAGTATACACTTACCTTCTGTAACATGCCAGAATTCATGTCGTTTGAAATGCCGTTGCATACTTAAACTTTTACCCGAATCTACTGTTAGTTCTTTTACTTTACAACCTTGTACATCATGCAGTATACGATAGTATCCCCATTGCCTCAATGTTTTAGGTGTTTTCCATTCTTCTAATAGCCAACTACTACTATTCTTTTTATCTTCTCCACCTACACCGAATGCAAACTCAACATCATCAAATACCATCTCTGGAATATTGTCTTTAGTTCTGTCGCCACCGTTGGCAAATATAAGTTTTGCTTTTGGATGTAAATTTTTAACTTGTTTGATAGCATCAATTGCTGTATCATCACTATCATCAAACTCTATTACCTTATGTACTTGATATAAATTTTCAATGATTGATTTACGTTCCTGCATAGGCATAAAAGGTTGACCTTTTTTACGGATCAACCATGCGTCACTATTAACTCCTACTATTAGTAAGAAACCCAATGCTTTTGCAGCCTTGAAGTATTCAATATGGCCGCTGTGCAGAGGGTCAAAGCCACCGGTGACTAGCACAACTTTCATGGACGCATATCCTCTGCCCATTGATCCTTAGCCCATTTACCGGCTAATTGTTTTTGATGCTGGCGAAATGCGAAACTACGCATATCGTACAATGTTGATTCGTCAAACTTGTACCCATAGTCCTGACAGAATGTCAAGTAGTTTTCAAGGTCCTCAAAAATTTGATTAACACGCGGGTTAGATTGATATTGTTGTTTTGCCATTTTATTAATTCCTTTAAATAGCGAGTGATTGATAAAAATTTGTTGTTTCGGCATAAATACATGATGAAAGAGAGATTGAACTATGCCTAAAATATTCAACCCCACATGTAATGATATATGTTTTTATTGCGGTAAGCAAGCTAATTGGATAAGTGTTAATACTAAGATTACCCGTTGTACTGAGAAAATTACTCAATGTTCCGGTTTTATTGAAAAAGCAGAAAATAGTAGAAAACAACGCACCACTGCGGAAGACCGTATAAAACATATGAAAAAAATGAGTGAGTCTGGTAATAAAAAATTGAAGGAACTACATGCTGATTCTGAGTGGGTTAGAGCTAAAGGGGAAAAGATTTCTAAAAAAGTAAAAGAGCGTGGCGGACATTACGGTAATAACAATCCAATGTTCAATAAATCTCATACTGATTTAGCTAAACAGTTGCAAACAGAAAAGGCCAAAAAAAGAAATCCAGAGTCATATAAACAAGCATCTGACACTAAAATTAAGCTAGGATTAGCAATCCCAAAAGAATCAAAGTCTCAATGGGAATTGTATCAGGAACAAGTCACTAACTATACTAATTTAAGCTGGAAGCATCATCATAATCTAATCAATCCAAACAATCTCATACGAGGAGACTTGTATGAACTAGATCATAAGTTTAGTAAAACTGAAGGATTTATCCAAGGAATTCCTCCTGAAGTAATAGGACATTATACTAATTTAGAATTGTTACCGAAGCAAGCAAACAGAACTAAACGAACTAAATGTTCTATTTCAATACATGAACTTTATGAAGCAGTGAATGTTAATCTTGCTCCGTTTTCGTTGTCTTCACTAACCTCAATATGAATTGTTCTATCAGGATAGCGTGTAGCAATTACTTCATAAAGGTCCTCAGCAATCATTTCGCAACTTTTATAGTCAAGTGCTAATGTCCCACCTTTGTACAGATTTTCTAGCCATCTTTTGAATTGAATGAATTCAATGGCTCGGTCCGAGTGTTCTACTTCAATCGTCACTTCAAAGTGAAAGATGTGACGATGTGGGGTTGCGAGAAAGCTAACATCATACTCGTCACCTGTTGCAAGTGCTGGATCTGTTGCTGCCGCTGGGTATTTATGAATACCTTCTTTTTGAAAACGCACAAAGATTGTGCGAATTGCATGTTGTTTAATGCGTTGACGTTTTTCAGCCAATGTTTGTATTTGTTGTTCCATAATTATCTCCAATAAGGGCCCCATGCCCATCCAATTAATGACCATCTAACACCAGATTTAACTAGTGTCACTTCGTGTGCAAATGTGCTAGGAAACAAAGTGACGCTACCTTTAGATTTACCACCTATGTTTCTACCCAATACTAACAAATCACCACCTGTGTATTCTGAACTATCAGTCAATTGTACACTCATTGTAATCTTTCTGTCTATATCTTTGGACAGACTATAATAATTATCTACATGTTTTCCAAAGAAATCGTTAGAAGTATACTTCTTTACCTCATACGGTTCTACAAACTCAATATTAAATCCTAATTGACTAATTGCTTGATTCCATACTGGTTGCAGCAAATTATGAATCTCATGTTCCAATGACAATGTACATGAATGAAAACTGATGCCAAACGCATGTGGATATTTATTGATGCCTTTTGATACCTTGTTGGATACAAGATCAACAATATTATCGCACATATCCGAGCTAATTACGTTATCAACAACTATAACCCTCTTATTAATATCCCACTCTACTTCTGGTTTAGGTAGATTGGGTATTAATTTAAAATCATCGGTCGTCATCTAAGTCTACTCGTTCATGGTCATTATCCCATTGCGCTCTAATCATTGTACGCAATTCAGACATATATTTGTCTTTTGTTTCTATCAATGTTTTCACTTTATTAATATCAGCACTACCTGCTTTTTGTAATTGAAAGATTTGATTGTCTAATAATCTAATTGATTCTTCTAGTGTTTTAATACGATTTTTATATGGCATATCATTCTCCTAAAACTTCATTGATTGCGTCATCACTGTCCTCAATGACTTCATCAACTTCTGGCTCACTATTATTTACTTCAAACAATTGGTCAAACATTGTCATAGCATTCATTGCTTTCTTACCACTAAAGCCCTGACTACCTGACTTCATTTGCATCCAGAAGCTACTATGTGATTCTATCATATCTAGACTCTTTTGTCTATCATTTTGTGCAAATATCTTATCTACAATTTCACCGAAATGCTGGTCATCAAACTGATTCATAACCATCTTAGGCATAATGCCTGTTTCATATCTACGATTGGCTTCTTGTACGGCAGTCATGTGCTGATAAACATTATGACTTTGTAGTAAGGTGTAACTAAGTGTATCCCAACTTGTTTTAGTTTCTTTACCATGTTGACCGATAAAACCTTGACCACGATAACAAAGGTCCTTCATAGTCATAAGGTTAGTTACAGGACTATCAGTAAATATTTTGTGTATACCATCAGCTAATACACCATCACTGTACTTACGATTGTCATTGGCATAACTCTTTTTCTCAGCAGTCTTTTCCATACTGTATGACCACTTCTTATTATGTTCAATACTGTTATTAAAGTATGCTAGACCTTTAGCCGCACTAAAGAATGGGCTTGCACAATCAAAGGTAATCTGTAGATTTGGATTGTGATACTTGCGAATAGCTTTTTGAATGTCGGTGAAGAGTACAGCGTACTCTAAGATAGATACACCCAAACAGTGAACCAAATCATGCTTACCTTCAACTAGTAACCCATCATGAATGATGTTAACGAGTCTACGCAACATCAAGTGTACATCGATTTTATTCTGACCTCCGAATGCCCAACCATTAAAGTGATTATCTGGGTAGATATTTGGATCACAATACTTTTTCATTTCTTCATACCAGTCATCACTTTGTTTGTGATTACGACCTTGCAATACATTTAAGAACTTACAATTGCCGTTACGATTCTTAATAAAGTATTCGTTATTGATGTGAGTTGCAGTGATAGCTTCTTCAATCGTACTGATGCCGTGAGCACTTTTACCTGTCTTAGGATCTTTGATATGAAATGTAGATAGAGATTGTGATGGAATATCAAGACACATACCATAGTCCATGTATGTATCCATCCAGTTCAATACAGCTTTACGCTTGACCATAGCACGTGGGCAGTTAGGGTCTTTCCAGTCTGCTGGCCACTGAGCTTTTAGAATCTGAAATCCACCAGAGTCACCCAACATAAATGTCCCAGCTTCCCGTTCTCTAATGATACTCTCACTAGGATCGTTAACTGTTGTATCTAAGTTAGCATGACCAGCACTGTACAAGCCCCACTTGTAGTAGTAGAGACCTTCTTTACTATTAAGAAAGTTTAGTTTTTCAACGTCACCATTGAATTGTGCAGGAATACGGGCAGGATCAAAGTACTGTTCACCCTTTCGTTGCTTACCTAAGCCAGAGATATAAAAACTACTGACTGCGGGTAAGAACAATGCCCAATTGTTGTTGTGACTTGCTGATAGATTTACTTGTTCCATTAAACTTTTACTTCTTCTTGTATTAGAGCTTTAACCATTTCAATCTTATTGATATAGTTGTCCATGCTTATTCTCATTTCACCAACAATGTCTTTGATAGCAGGATGTTTGTCACACAATGCTTGTAGCTCTTGTTCTTCAAACATCTTCTTTTCTGCCCACTTGAGTATGCTGATAGCGTTAGGTGTTAGATTTACCACTGCACTGCCGCCACCAACAGTTTGCCAATTATTACCATCAAATACTTTCATGCTTTGTGTAGATGAATCAAATGCTAACGAACCTGTCATAGGATTAGGATTAGAATTCAAGTAAGGGACTGCTCCCTTACTACTAGTCACATTCATGAACTCACCACCAACTACATAGTCAATCATTTTGCGTTAGCTGGGAGTAAGTAACGATATGATGCTAGACCACTGTCAACTGTAATTTCAGTTGCTCCTGCATCTGCAATTCTAATTGTCTTGTCACCGGGCAAATCTAAGATAGCTTGAAACACTTTTACGGGCCAGTGCCATGTCTTACTCAATGTTCCACCAACAGTTGGTTGAAACACAAAGTTACCACTGTGAGTTGATGGGTCACCAAAGTTAATCTTCAAGTCACCATTAACAGTAGTCATAGTGAAATGCTCTTGTTCACTGTTAGCACTTGCTTGCTTCTTTAATCGCTGAATACCTGCAATGCTAGGCTGAAATTCAACGTTCCAAGTAGTACCCTTGAATGTAACACTCTTAACTTTTTCTTCAACGATTGCTTTGCTCATTAGTCGATAGTCATTAACAAATGAACCATCTTTTGTCTCAAAGTGAATTGTCGTTGGGGTATCAACACCATCACGGCTAGTAGTTGCTACACTAATTTTAGCATCAGTATCATAGTCATCAAAGCCTAGAATTGTTTTTAGTTTACCTAAGTTAGGCATACCAAAGACTCCGATAAAGTCTGCAATTGGACTATTTAATGTACCAGACACGATAACAGTTTTATCTTCTGCTACTGCGTTAATCTGTGTCTCTGTATCAGTACCGGATACTTTGATAAGGTCTACGTTACCGAGACCATGTGTGTGTTGAATTAAATCTTGTAAATTATCTTTCATGTTTTTCCTTTGTATACCTATTTAGGCAGTTTATGTTATCTATTATAGTAGATTTCTTTGCGTATTACAATAGCAATTCACCCGAATGTAAATAAATCATTGAATGTGCTATTAGTATCTGTATTGCTACGAATATCCCAATCTAGTACGCCCAATAAGTTATCAATCTTTTCATCGACCAATGTTTGTTCCATTGCCGCATCATCGAATGGTAACTCTATAAACCATTTGGGTAGTCGTAATTCATCAACAGGATAAGCAATACTCGTAAAGCCCAAAGCATTTGATTTGAGTTTACAAACAATAACTTTCATACCGTCAACAATCTTTTGACTATATTGGTCACTGTTTACTCTACGCAAGTAATTGTAATTAAGTGCGGCTCTTACGTGACCGGGCATATTAGCACGACCTGTTGCAGCCTTTGATTCCAAGTCACCATAGTATGTAAGTTTGTTTACACCTTTAGGTGAACCTTTTGTCCAACTATCTTGTGCAGTTAGTATTCGTTTGAAGTCTTTGATAGTCTCAATTACTTCTTCACGACCTTTACCTTGTTGAAGAACCATCTGTAGTACATTCATTAAGAATTCTTGTACATACTTAGGTGTGTCGGCACGTTTCAAGTCAAGACCCATAGCTTTGATATCGCCTAATTGTCCGTCTTTGTCTTTACGCTTACCTTCTTTATCAAAGATGTTAATAGCATAACGCTTCTTGACCATAAAGATAGCACGATCACCGATAAGTTCACGACCAGCTTTAATGATTTCACCATTCTTGCGAGGAGCATGAAATGCTTTTTCCATAAACTGAGGGAAACTATTGTTTGCTTCGTCAGCTATACTATCGTATAGACCAATACACAAATCTTTATCCCAATGCAATTCACCTTTGTCAATCTGAGGCTTCAATGTAGAATATGCTGAAAAATAGCATGAGTCAGTATCACCATACACAATCGCTTCACCTTCATGTGTATATTCACCTGCAACAGTCTGATTGATTTGACTCATCATATGTTTAACAATCTGACGACCACTCAATGTAACACTCTGACCGATACGCTTATCATAGAAGCGACAATGTTCATTCAACAATGCACCATATGCCGAGTTCAATAAAATCTTACGAACAAGTTGTCGTTTATCATAGTATTCAAACTTATCAGTACCATATGCTTCTTTAGCAAGTTTCTGTGTTTCTTTACGCTCTGAGTACCAGCGGGTTAACAGACCAGGAACAACACCTTCTTTTTCATAAGTAAAGATAGTACCATTAGCACTTAGCATCCAAGGCTTATGACTATCAAAGATCATCTTCCATATCTCCGCTGCACTCATTTCTTCACTTCGACCATCTTCGTAGTCTACTGTAAGCATAGTACCGCGTTCTTGTGACATGATTGCAGTGTATTCTAAACAACTGAATAACCCTTCCCACAAGATAGCACCAGTTACATCATCATCGCCATCTTTGTAGCGTTTCTTTTCCATAGCAAGGCGTAAGCCTTTCTCTTTCATGTACTGGTCTGTGAGTGTTTGTCTGACTTGTGCAACGATTGTTTCTCCGCCCATGTTGAGGGCACGAATAACCGAGGGATAGAGCGAGTTGATGTCAACTGCGCCGACATATTCGTGCATCCCTCTTTTTGGAGTAGCAACGAAGGCACCTGCTGCCTGCTGGACTTCTTCTGCATTTTCAACCTTTCGTTTTTTATCTGGAACAACAAGCCCACGAGCGTGAGCCTCATTAAAAATTGCCATCTCAATCATTGCCACTGAACCCATAACTGTTGTAAGCAGTACTGTATTCTCATGTGCAAGTTGATTAGCTAATTCTAAAAACTTAAGTTTATTGTGAATCTTCACCAACAACATTGTATCTTGCCTGTTGTATTCAATGAACTTTTTAAAGTCTTTATTATACAATTGGTCAAGAGTACCTTCATATTGTGTTTTGTTTTCACCGACTTCCATCTCACCGATAGAGTCAAGTTTGTAACTGTGTCGTGATTCATAGTTATACTTCTTGTACAACTGTAGATAGTCCAAGTGAATACGACCTACTAAGTCATAAGTTGTTTCACTCTTACCGAATCGTTCGTATTCTCGTGGCTTAGGCAGTTGACCCATCAAGCAAAACTTGCGTGTGTCATCTTTACTCATTACTCTAGTAACACGATTGACCATGTAGGGAATATCATAGCCTTCACTGTTCCAGCCAGTCAATACATCTGCGTCTTCAATGAGTTGAAAGAAAACATCAAACATTTCCTTCTCAGTTTTGAAAAGCATTGTGTTTTCAAATTCATTTACAATCTCATTTGCTGTCTCACTTGTCATATGCTTAGGAGCAATGACAAGAGTAATACATTGGTCAAGCCAATCTAAGTAACAACTGATAGCAGTTACAGGATTGAATGGATCACTTGTGGGACTGAATCCTTTAACAGGATCAAAGTCTACTTCAATGTCGAAAAAGCATGTGTGAAGCTTAGGAGCATCAACACCTAGATAGTTTTCACTTAGGCAGCGAAAGACTACAGGCACATCACTTTCAAATAATTTCTTACCTGAATGAATACGTTTTTCTTTTTCAAACTCTGTGCGTTTGCGTGTACTGAAACGACTGACCGGATTGCCATAGATACTACGTTGTTTACCCTTAGGGTCAGGGTAATACAATACATAGTTTGTAGGATATTCTTTATATTGACGCTTGCCGTCTTTATCCCTCTCAACCACATATATTCTATCTTCATCACGTGAATGTATTGCATCCACATAACTCATAGAGTTTTGCCCACTGTTTCCAAGATAGTGTTGAGTTCATCGTGATCCTTGTTAGTTTGACCGAGACTTGCTTTATGGGCAATCTTAATTGCTTTTTTCAAAGTGCTTGGTTTAATTTCTAATTCCTCACCAATCGCTTTGATTGTGTCATTCAATCCACCTTGCAATGTATCAATCTCATGCATGACACTCATGCCCTCGTTGATAAGTTGTGTTAGTTTAATCTTTGCGTCACCATTAAAAGTGCGGTTATAGTCTGACATAGGTTCTCCTTAAATAATTAGTTAGTGTACTTGGACTCAGTAAAGAAGTCAAGTATTTTGCTTATTTTCTACAATCTTCTTTACCAAAGTATGAATGCCCGGATTTACCTTCAGTACATGCGGCATCATTTCATTGCGAATGTAGTTTCTTGTATATTTGGTATCCATATTTGAGTGATCCTCAATCCATGGAACATTGTGTTGCTCACACCAACGAATAAATTCACTTTTGCGAGTAGTTAAGAATGGGCGCAATACATTATTGCGAGTTAATGGAATAACTTTGGGTGTGCCGTGTAAACTTGACCAAATATATGTTTCAACACAATCATCTAAATGATGACATGTGATGACTGGCCCCAATTCTTCAAGGAAAGTATAGCGTTCTCTACGCCAGTATTCTTCCATTGATTCTTTTGATCCACGCATACTTCGAGGTGACCCGTATAACATAACAATATTATTATCACCGCAATATCTGGAAACAAACTCACTGGCTTTTTCCCCGTGTTCCGTCCTGTGATTAAAATGGGCAATCGTTACATCGTGTTTTCGTTTAAGAAAATCAACAATAGCCATACTATCTACGCCACCGCTACATGCGACTGTGACTTGTTTGGGTAAGGGAACGGTAAGCTTAATCATCTATGCATTATAGCATAGATTGATTATTATTGAAAGATATGATGGTTCTTTTCGCCGTATATCTTAATATACTTTCCAGCCAATAGGTCAGCCATTGCTTCAATTGGGCTACCCGGATAGCTATCACCTGGGTTAATCATATCTAGTTCTCCTTGACGGACATGAACCAATTCATGGAATACAGTGCGTAATATGTCAACTAAGTTACGGTTCTTAGCATACACCCAAATCTTATCATCACCCATTATGTGGCCGCCGGTATGATGATTAGTTTGTGCTTCTTCAGTATCCATACTCAACTCAATATGAGGTTTGTCTTTAATAGATAGTTTGTTACATGCCCATTCACAGAATTTGTCAACTTCCTGTTGTAATTCTGTATCAACATCACTCTCGTCTAATTTGTTTTTAATCCAGTCGTCGGGAGTTAGATGAAATTTACGAACAAATAAATCATGTAATGCTTTACCAGTAATACTATGCTGTTTAGCCACTGTTCTCATTAGTCTATCAATGGTAGAATAGTCGTGTTTTTCTAAACTAGGCAATTTTTTTGCTAGTTGTTTTACGGCTGATTCGTATAGTTCTGTTGATCTCATATTAGTATTTATGCTCACTTTAATCAATACCTGGCGTAGTATAGTTTTAGGCAGCAGCCGCCTATTTGACGCCATTAACCGTTGACGACAACGTGCCCTAAGGTGGGGTTAGTTACACCAAGAAGTTTTAGCTTCTCCGTAGTATTCTCTTGCAAATCCATTTTGAATCAACATAGCACGAAGGCTTTGTCCATTCAATAATATATCACCTAAAACTCTGCCACCAAACTTATCCCAAGCATATAGTGTTACTTGACGCTTTTGTGCGGCTGCTACTGCATCTTTAGTAAACTTGCTTGCGGCTTGTCCTTTAGCATCTTCGGCTGGGCATTTTGCTCTAAATCCTTTTTCAGGAGTATCAACCCCGTATATACGAACAGCTAACTCTGGTTTTAAAGGTTGTGGTAAGAATGGCGCCGCAATTACAATAGTGTCACCATCGCTAACTCTCACTATATTTGCATCGTATGTCGCTCCAACTGGTGTTTTTTGTGCTACTGCTACTGTGGAAATTGCTAGTAATATTGTTATTAATATTTTTTTCATTGGTTGATTTCTTTGATTGTACCTATTCTGCCATCGTCTACATTGTATTGTAGTTTGATAAGGTATCTTGCTTGCGTTATATCTTTAGCGTTTACGATGGCATCCATGTGAACGGAATAATTAGGGTTCTTTACTAATATCTTAGCAGAATAAGTTTTGAAACCCTTATATACTTCCTTCGCTTTCATTACTCACGCTCTCTCTTTAGTATTGAACGAATAAACCACGCTTTCTTACCATACAAGTCTTGTAGTTCAGCCATATAGTTTTCGATACCGTGTTGATTTTCGTTTGCCGCTTCTTCAAACATAGCAACAACTAATTGGATCATTGTTTCACAGTCTTGTAGAGATTCTTGAAACATTAACTCAGCACGTGGAATTTTAGTTTGGTCTTGAATAATTGATAACTCTGCATATCGTGTTAAGCTGCCAGGGGTATAGTGACCTAAGATTCTGATATACTCAGCGATGCGGTCAATTGTATCACTTACATCATTGTACAATGTATCAAAGAATTCATGATACTGCGGGAAGTTACTACCTTCAACATTCCAATGAAAGTTTTGACTTTTGATAGCAAAACTTTGTGTGCTTGCTAATAATACTTTTAGGTTATCTGATAACATTATTTAAGACCCTTCATAATAGCTGATTCCTTTACAGGAACACAATTATTTACTCTTGTGTCACCCTTCATCTTAGTGCCTTGCTTTTTATAGCCTTTCCAGCAACTAGGATCTAAGCGTTGTTTTTCTTCTTCAATACCTTGTTCTGCTGGTCTCGCCCAGTTAACCATTATGCTACGACCTTTTTTCTCTGCCGCAGTTTCTACTTTATCAACAGCTTCTTGCGCTGACCTTGCATTGACCTTTACAGAGTCGGACTGGTGTGGACCGTAGTCGAAACTAACTTCCCATAGTGTAGCGGGTTTTAGTTTGTGTAGTTGTGATGCCGCTCTTTCATCTGCCCATTTATCAAACTCTGGGCCTTCCGCCACGCCTTGCTTTAGACGCTTACCAGCAATGACTTCAACACCATTGATTTCTAAGGGATACCAATCCTGAGCCGCTAAAGCATCAAATATATCTTCTAAAGAACTGGCTTTCCATTTTAGTTTTGTTGGCTTCTTTAGTGCGTTGCCTTTGTCAAGTGCTAATATGTTATAAATCTGTTCAGAGCCTTCCGCCACACCTTGCTTTGACAAGTAATTGAGTACGGACGCTTTAAGTTCTGTCTTGTTGCCACCGTCGCCGATAACTTCACCGTCTTGATCGTGAATAGTCCAATGTCCTGGGCCCATAGTTTTAACTGCTTGGAACTTTACATCTCCGTCTACTAAAATATCAATACGAGTCCAACTACCCGGTGTTTGTTGAGCGAATGTAATCTTGGGAGTTGTGCCCGAGCCTTCCGCTACACCTTGCTCTACAACACCTTTAATCTCAAAGTGATTAACTGGATTGCCGTTAATCATATAGTGACCGTTCTTATAAGCAGTGATAACACCAACACCACTGCCGCCATCAGCCCAATCAGGTTGATGTGGGCTTGTTTCATATTTGACTCGTTGTCCAACTTTGTACTGCGGTTGTTCTGGTGCGGCGCCCATTACTTTGTTGGCAATTTTATTCATTATGCCTTCATCAACACCTTTAGCATCATTGTCAAACTCTTTTTTAGTTGCTTTGACAATGCCACTAAAACGCTTATCGCCGCGCTTATAGTCACCTGCTTTGTCGGCTGCAGATGCATCTGCTCCTGCTTTCTTTTTGTAACTTGCTAATGTGTTGTTGCTCAACTCATTGACTTGTTCGTCAGGACCATACGCTGTAATAACTAAATTACCTTTTAATTCAGGTTGTTTCTGTAGTAGATCAACTGCCGCTTTGTTCGCAGTTTGCTTACCAATAAAAGGTCCTGCAGGAAGATGGCGTTGTGAGTCTTTTAACTTTAACCAGAACTTACCAGTCGCATTATATTGAGCTAGTTCTGCTTGCTGTTGTTCACGCTGACGAGTATACTCTTGCTCACGTTCCCATTCTTGGTCAGCTTCTTGTCTTCTGAATGCTTTTTTACCACTATCCCAATTTTCAGCGCCGCCGTAATCACCTCGGTAACCAGACATGTTGTTATCCCAGTCACTTCTTGATTCGTGTAGTCCTTTTAAAATATTGCTCATTTTGATTTTCCTTCCGCAGCCTGCTTTTTATCATTCTGACGATAAACATATGATGTATATTCTTTGCTGTCATAACCAGGGACTTTTGCATCGGCACCGTGTTTAGCACGCCACTCACGCTTAAATGCGTTGTATTGTGTCATACCTTTATCTTCCGCCACACCTTGCTTATATTGTTTCTCTAGGTGTGCTTTGATCTTCTCAGCCTTTTGACGAGCAGCCTCACGCTTTTGCGGGCTTGTTTCATTCTTGCTCCAATGCACTGCTGTGTCATGGTCTTTCTTTAGTTGAGCAATTTTGTCGTCTTTGCCTTCCGCCACACCTTGAGCCTGTTTACCTTCTAAGTATTCACGCACACTGTTTAGATAGTCATTGGCTTTGATAATCTTTTCTTGTACCCAACCTTGTAGACCTTCATCTTCACTTGTAGACTCAATCATTTGATAAATTGATTCGGCATTCTTTGCAGCACTGATTAAATCGCTGCGCGCCATTTCAACTTCATGGTCAACACGACTCTTACCGTGTGGTACAAATCCAGTTTTCATTTTACGGCCTTGACCGGGAACTAAAATGATATCGTCTTCTGCTAGTTCTGCTTCGCTGACTGGTTCTGGTTTAGATTGTTTTCTGTTGGAAGCTAACTCTTGACGGGCAGCTTGCTTACTCATCTTGTATTTCTTTTGAAATTCTTGATCGCTCAATCCATCAGGTCCACCTTTTAAGTCAGATGATAATTGCTTCATTGCACCTTCGTTGATACTGTTAGCGTATGGGGCTTTAGTTTTCTTACCCTTGAATAGTGACCCTGCTTTAGTATTTCCATAAACGCCAGGATTGCGAGTTTGCATTTTGACAAAACCATGTTCTACCGGTGCAACTGAACCTGAAGTAGTAGTTTCTTGTACGATTTGATTAATTTTCATAGCGAATTCCAAAGTAATATAGTATTTATCAAAATACTACATAATCAGATTTTGCCTGAGGGCTTCGCTATTGGTGGGATTCCGGCTCTACTAGTGAGCCAGCTAAACGCTTTTGCATTCTTTTTGATACTGTCAGGTTTAACATCCACAGTCAATGCTGTCTTAAAACGTGGGTCATTTCTTTGTGCATTACTAGGAATATAGCCACTAGCTTCACTAACATTATATGTAGGATCAGTTTTAAGCTTTGGCATATTCTTAGGTTGATTAGGATCGACTGGATCGATATCAACTAGTTCAAGTCCAGTCTTTTCTAAATTGTTAATATACTCATGCTCAGTATCTTCATCCCCAAACGAAAGAATAGTACTAGGAGGACCTTGACCAAAATCATGTTTACCTAATCCGTCAAGATCACTAATGTGCTGACCTAGCTTATACCAGTCATATACATCACTAACTTTTACTTTAACAGTTCCCTTTGGCATTGTAGGTTTAAACTCAGGCCCAGGTGGCTTACCATTTGGATTGTAATCTTCAAATTCTTTTGACAATTCTTCTTCTAAATTATCTTCAATTATCTTTGCAGGATCTTGATACATAGTTTCAATAGTTAAATGTTCACTATGTAACTTGTCACGCAATGCATATAACTTAGTAATATATCCCTGACTGCGTAATGCTTTGAATGCTAGATTCTCAGAACCAAACTCTCCGCCTTTATCTAAGCCGGCGTGACGATATTGCTTAATCTTCTTTAATACTTTTTGAATTTTAGTTAAGTTCTTTGAATCTAATGCTCTTTCTACAATGTCAAGTAATTTTTCATACTTCAATCTAGTAGCTGATTGGTCAAAGTTAGCTCTACGCTTTGTAGGAATACGCAACCACTTGTCATTCATTACGCTATACTCACCCAATGTTATAGATGGTTGTGCGGCATCTTGTACATATAACTCTACCGGAACACCGTGAATAGTTATGTTATGTGAATCATTATATAATGACTTTTTAGCGTCAAAGAATTCACGGTAAATTTCATTGTTAGGTAAATCATTGATATTGACCAAGATGTGTAAATCTAAGTCACTGTGTTTTGTATAACTGTATGCGGCATTAGACCCGGATATAGTAATATCTCTTACATCTAAGTCGTGAATTCCCATTTCTTCCAAGAAGTCTTTTGCTATTTCTTCTAGTTGATTTTTAACTTCAGGACGCAATTTAGTACCTGCCCACAATGCAGGATTTAGCTTGTCATGGAAAGTGACGGCGTCGGATATTTTGAAGGAATCAAGCTCTTGTAATTTCATTAAGTATTTATCAATACTTACTTAGTAGGCTGATTGTTTTGTGGGATGTGCTCTTTAGCGGGCTCTCTGTGCGGTGGGTACTTTGGGGGTTTGTGTCTGAACCAAGACATAGTGTTGTCTCCTTTATTGTATTTATTATAGCCGTTAAAAAGCCCCTTTCGGGGCTAGTTTTTAAGTAATACTCAATGTAACATTTCCAGTAGCATCCGGTACAACAGGTTGCTGTGCTGACTTTTGTTTCTGTTCTTCGACATACATAGGTCCGATTGTGTTCATCAAGTGTTGTTGATTTTCCATGCAGAATACATATGATCCAGAGTGTCGTAATAATACACGCTTGTCCATCCAAATCTTACCGCCCATGTCACGCCAGTTTTCACAGAATGTCCAGTCTTCACTGTAGTAACGATTCTGGCGAACTGCTGTATCAAAGTAGGTCTTCAAGTGTTGGTCAAACTTTGGATCTAATCCAATGTCATTCTTATACTGCTTAACTGCTGGATGAGACTTAAGCTTTTCAAATACATGCTTCTTCATTAATAAGAAACCTGTACCAGCTTTAGATACTTCTTGTAATCCATCTGGTCCTTCTTCAGCACCTTCAAATCCATTAACTACCCACTTGATAGGCATAGTCTTCATTGGGTATAGTCCACCAATAACATCAACGTCACGGTTTAGTAATACTAACAAGTGCCATGGCTCCCAACCAATGTCAGCGTCAACAAAGAACAAGTGTGTTGCATCTGGCATATCTAAGAACTTAGCAGTCAATGTATTTCGTGCTCGGCTAATTAGTGATTCATTAACCATTGTTTCTAATGTCCAATCAATACCGAGTTGACGGGCAGTATTAGCCCACTTGATGAATGACATAAATGTTGATTCAGTCAACATACCACCATAACATGGCATTGCGATGTGTACACGGGTTGTACGTAGAAAATCTACGTTAACTTGTACTTGTCCTGCTGCCGGGGCTTCTGGTGGATTTGCTGCCGCTTGTGCGGCTATTTCTTGTACCTTCTCTACAGGTACAGTTTTTGCTTCAGTAGTTGCTTTGGTTTTTTTAGTTGCCATTTGGTCCTCTTAAATGATGTAAATATTTACACTAGTTAAGAGGGGTCAAAATATTTTTATTGTTCGTCTAAGTAATCTACGCTCTCTGTAGTAAGAGATGTAAGTTTTAATCCGCCCTTATGGGTGAATGGTCCGTTTTCTTGTTCGTAAGTGCCTGGATAGTTTGTACCAAACCCGCCGCCTACTCCACCGATTTCTTCTGACACACCTTGTTCTGCGCTAACAACTGCGTAGTGTTTAGGAGCAACCATTTTGATTGTATATTTGCTGTCTCTACTATCATCAGTCATAGGCAAGAAAAACGACATTCTACTGTGTGGTTTTTTCCATTTCTTCATAGTAATGCCATCATCTTGTACTCTTGTGACATGCCCCATTTGTCCAGGAACACGCCAATCAACTTTGTTACCAGCGTCAAATAAACGACCTACACTAGCAAGAAGTTTACTACGATGGTCACCATTGTCCCCGAATCCATCAACTGCAAATTCATTCAGGGAGCCTTCCTCTAACTCATCTTCATCTGTGATAAGTTTGTATTTCAGTTTTTTAGCAATGTGTGACCATGCTTCGGGGTTTTGATTATCACCACCGATAAACAATGCAGGCTTTTTACCTGGATTTGCTCGTAATAATTGATCTGTTGTTTGCTTAACAGCTAGACCAAGAGCACCTTTATACGGGCCGGTAGTAACATCCCACATGAAACAACCTACATATCTACCTTCTTGTGCAGTGTCAGCTATTACAGACAACTGACCGTCGGTACTTTCTACTCTGTCAGGTCCTATTTTGAATTCAGCATCTGGATACTTTTGTTGTAAGACTTGTAACAGGTTCTTTTTAAAATCTATTTTTGGTGAGTTTTTATTACTAGAATTGCTAGGGACAAACGAATCTAGTACTGCATCTAACGACTCTCCAGCTTGTTCAGTGTCACCTGTTCTTTCCATTGTGGCGTGAGCGGCTTTAACGGCTGAAGCTAATTGTTCTTTACTAGGTGTAAAACCTAGTTCATCTTGGTAGTACTCTATTATAGACGGTAGTGCCTTCTGCAAATTGTTTTTGTAATCATCTACTGACATATAAGAGGCTTCCGCCAATTGT